GACGGCTTGCTAAAGGCCGTGGCCGCGCGCGCCAACCTCGCGGACGCCAACCTCGCGGACGCCAACCTCGCGGGTGCCGACCTCGCGGGTGCCGACCTCGCGGACGCCAACCTCGCGGACGCCAACCTCGCGGGTGCCGACCTCGCGGGCGCCGACCTCGCGGGTGCCGACCTCGCGGGTGCCGACCTCGCGGACGCCAACCTCGCGGGTGCCAGCCTCGCGGGTGCCTACCTCGCGGGTGCCAGCCTCGCGGGTGCCTACCTCGCGCGCGCCTACCTCGCGGGTGCCGACCTCGCGGACGCCGAGAACCTTTCGCCGACGGTCGAAAAGAAGGATCCTCCGGAGCCCTACCGACGCATCGTCGGCAAAGATGCGCGGCTTGAGTCGGCTCGCCGGTATCGGGAGCGGCATCCGGAGGTGCCGGTCGTCCAAAACCTCGACTCAAAAATGCTGGCCGCGATCGAAGCCAAGGAGATCGTGCTCAACATGCGCGGCTGGCACGGGCAGTCCGCCGAGTGCGCCCTAAAGGAGCCTTGCGGGACAACGCACTGCCGGGCCGGGAGCGCGATCCATCTGGCCGGCGCTGCTGGCTACGCGCTCGAGGAGCAGTACGACGCCCAGACGGCCGGGCGGATGATCTACCGCGCCAGCACGGGACGGAGCCCGCACTTCTTCGCGAGCGACGAGCGCGCCATGGAAGACATCCGTCGCTGCGCTGCCGAGGAGAAAGAGGAAGCTGAGCGTGCCTAGTCCGGGCAACATCAGCCTCTCCGCCCAGTGGGTTTTTGACCGAAAAGGGGCGCGGCGAGATGTTGTCAAAGCCTATACGGAAAGCCGATGCAACGCGGAGATCGCAATCAAGGCACTCGGCATGTCGAGGGCGACGTTCTACCGGTGGCTCAAAGAGGATGCGCAGCTTGCGGCTGCGCTTGACCGATGCTCACACGAGCATCGCGAAGCGAAGAAGCGAGGCGAGGCGTGACCTCTTCTCTATTTTTCTTCCTCGGTCTCCTTCTTGGCTGGCTTGCGCATCGCGCTGAGACGGCGAAGGAGCGTCGGCGCAACAAAGCTTTGGGAAAGGTGTTCGAGCGATGACGAGGAATGACCTAGAAACGGCAAGCCCCCGCCTCGCCTTGCAGGCGGGGGCTTGCCGTTTCTAGGTCACATCGCAGGCGAGATTCGACGTCTCGAGCTCGTGGTACCAGACCATCGCTAGCCCATGTACACTCGACCCATGCGACGAAGACGACCTCGGGGGCTTGGCCAGTACTCTCCCCCCGATTATTTCGACACGGGATGGGCAAGCGTTTTCGTTGCGGGGTGCGAGAGCATCGGAGCCGATCCGCTGGATGTGGCGGGGCTGCTCATCAACGAGAGCTCATTCGACCCCGAGGCGACAAACAGCATTTCGTGTCGCGGACTGAACCAGGAGTGCCCCGGGAGCCAGAATTTTTTGGGCGACATGACGCCTGAGCAGTACTCGCAACTCACGGTGAGCGGTCAGCTCCCGTACGTCTTCGCGTACTGGCGGTCGTGGATGGACAAGTACGGACTCGGATCCATCAGCGCAGCCGAACTCTACCAGCTCAACTTCCTACCTGCGACATTTCAACCGGGCGAAACGTCGAGCTACGTTATCTCGAGCAAGGGCGATGGGTACTACGAGGCGAACGCTGGGCTCGACGTCGACGGCTCAGGGACCATCACACTCGGCGATCTTGAACAGGTCATCCAGAACGCGAAAGCTAATCATCCCGACCTCTACGCCTATCTCGAGCAGCAAATCTGCCTCGCAGGCGGGTGTTTTGGCGACACCACGACTCTCGTTCTCGGAGCGTTTGCTGCGGGCTTCGCGGGTTTCTTCATCTGGAGCTACACACGTACGGGGAGCCTGTGAAATCTGCCGTTCCTAGCGTTGGCGCTCGGCTCACCGATAGCGTCTCTTCGATTTCAGCGGCCCAAGCCAAGGTGATCGCGAAGCTAGGTATCGACGGATGCATTCGATACCTGGGCTCGGTTACGCCGAGCGAAGTTCAGGGCATCCTCGCCGCGGGACTCGGATTCCTGCCCGTGACGTATGCCGACCAATTCGACGGAGCGAAGGCCGTCTCTCAGGTGAAGGCTCTGGGTCTGCCTGTGGGCGTCACGGTCTTCCTTGACCTGGAAGGGATCGGGGCTGTAACGCCAGCGAGCCTCATTGCGCAGGTGAACGGGTGGGCGACACAGATCAAAAACGCCCTCTACATTCCAGGTCTTTACGTGGGCGCCAACTCCATTCTGAACAGCCAAGAGCTCTATGGGCTGGGGGTCGAGCGGTACTGGAAGGGGCTTTCGAGGATCGTGGACCGGAACGGTCTCCTCGCCGAGCCGGAGTGCGGCTGGTGCATGCTTCAGCTCTTCCCGACCACGACACGAGGCGGAATCTCTGTCGATATCGACGTGGTGCAGTCCGACTTTCAAAATCGGCTTCCGGTATGGGCGGTTGAAGATGCCTCGAAGATCGATCCAAGTGCCGGATGAAAATCCGAGCCGTGGACTCCACCAAGGGTCTCGTTGTACCCTTCGGGTATGGCCCGACGTCGCTATTCCCGATCGCGTTCGCTCGCTCGAAAGAGCCGTCCCAATCCGATCAAGCTCACGACTCCCGAAAAAGTCCTTCTCGGCGCATTGGGTGTCGGAGCGATCGGAGTGGTCGGATACCTACTCTTCGGCTCGGGGACAGCAAGCGCCGCAACGAACGCCCTGACCGGTGGCTCAAGCACACCTTCGCTCGGCGGAGGGTCGTCGTCCCCGGTGTCCACGAGTGGAGGAGGTTCCTCGGGCGGGTCGAGCGGCATCACGACCGGAGGGCTCTTCTCGAGCACGTTGGGCTCGGGGGGCTCGGGCTACCCACTCCCCGCGAACGTGGTCGACGGAGACTCGAACTAGGTCCGTTAGGCGCCACTGAGTGGGCGTCCAGGTGACTCTTTTAGAGTTCGCGCAGCTGTCGATTCGGTGTCGGCATTGCGGACGTTCGATCTCGGAGCACGGGCCCAAGCGCAAAGAACGTTTCAGCCGCGTACCTCGAAACAAGTGCCGTGGACAAGAGACGTGGTTCGAAAGCCAGCTTCCCCACCCCGGCGCCACCCGGCCGACCCGGCCGGCCATTGCGGAGGCGCTTCGAGAAACTCGAGCTCGAGTGAGGGCGATGGCTCGGTAGGTGCAAGACCTCGAGCATGGTCGCTCTCTTCATTCACCTGATCGTCGCGGTCCTTGTTTTCTCACTGCTGTTCTACCTCGTCACGCTCGTGGTGAGCATCGTCCCTCCGCCCATGGCTCAGCCCATCCGCGTGATCCTGACGATTCTGCTCATCCTGATCGCGATCGGGTTTTTGCTCGGAGAAGTCGGCGTGATCGGTGATTGGGGATACGGCCATGCCTACCGCCTCTAGAGGAGAACAAAAAAATGGGATCCATGGATGAACTCGTTGCCCGCGTCGCCTCCAACACTTCGCCCGATGCCGCTGTTGCCGTGATGCTCGAGGGCATCGACAACCAGCTTTCTCAGCTCGGCGTCCATCCGCAATGGCTCCAGAGCTTTCGCTCCGCGCGGCCCAAGCTCCAGGAAGCCATCCTCGCAAACACGCCCTGGGAGACGCGTCGTCACATTGAACAGGTCCCCGCGGTCGTGCCCGAGACGCGACGCCCCTACCCGAATGTTCCGACCACAATCCCGGCGACTGCAACCGTGGCCTCGACTGCTCCCGCCATCCCACCGAGCGAAATTCACGCGCCTCCGCTTCGCTACGCAACCGCCCCAGCCCCCGTGCCGTTCCGTGCGGAGGAAGAGCCCATCGTCACCAAGAAGTCGGTTCGACCTCAGGCGCAGACCAAAGGGCGATAAGCTCGGGCGTCTTGCCTCGGTGGGGCCGTTCTGCGAAGATTTGAGGATGTCGACCCAAGCCAAACTCATCCTCAAGTACTTGATTCTTGCGACCGCCGTGGTCTCCGCTCTGGGGCCGGCGGTCGCCGAGCTTGCAGGGGTCGTCCCTGCAACGTGGGTTTCGGTCGCGAGCCGGATCATCGCGACCGCGGCGTCGATCCATTTGTTCTTGACGGAGAGCCCTCTCATCAAGCCCTTCCTGATGACCAAGGGTCCCGCTAAAGTTGCGCAGCAACTCGCTTCTGCCCCCACCCCCGGAGTCCAGTCATGAGTAAGCTCGCCGCCAAGAAACTTGCCTTCCTCGTCCTCCTCGCCATCGTTTTCGGATGCTCGAGGACGCCCACTGGATGCACAAAAAGTCAGGGCTCTGCACTCGATTCGATCTTGACCTCCACCGGTGAATGCGTTTCTCCGATCGTCATCCAAGGTCTTTTCTCGGGACAACCTGCGGGCGCCATCGTGGATATGGCCTTGACCTGTCTGGGCTCGACGGTCGAGGCAGTCCTCGCCTACGTCGAGAGCCTTGAGGCTCCACTCGACGGCGGACTGGATGGAGGCATCGCGGCCCTGAGTCCAGACATGCAGCAGAGACTCGGCGCGCTCCATGCCGAGCTTGTGAACAGGGTGGCGGCAAAAAAGGCTGCGCGATGAACTACGGCTACATCCAAGACTCTCCGGCGCATCGCCTGCGCCAGAAGTCGAGCCGCCTTCTCCTCGGCACCGCGGCAACCTCTCTGCCCGCGGTGAGTCTCCGACCCTACGAGCCGAACGGATTCCCGCTCGACCAAAACAAAACAGGAAGTTGCGGCGGTCATGGAACCTCCGCCGGAATCGCGATCTCTTTCGAGGGAGCGGGCATTCCACTGGCGTTCATCCCGTCGCCCAAAAGCATCTATTCCATCACACGCCAGTCCGCACTCTCGAAGCCGGGTACCGCGCTGACCGACAGTGGCGTGATGCCGGCCGACGTCATGGCGACGAGCTCGACTTTCGGCATTCGCGCGATGACGGCCCCCTCCCCGCAGGGGTTCCATTCGGACGTCGATCCGAGCAACGTCAACCAGACCGAAGACCTCCTCGAGCTCGAGCAAGCTGGACAGAAGATTGTCGTGGGCGAGTACCGAATCGACGAGACGGCCTCCGACTTTCTTGACCAGGTTCGACTCTCACTCGCGGCAAAGGTCGCCGTAGGCCTGGGCATCTTCGTCGACACCTCGTTCCAAGAGTGGACGAACGGGGACCCGCCTCTTGATTCCGTCAACCTCAACGACCCCAACGGGGGCGGCCACTGGATTTGCTGCGTGGGCTACGACACCACGCAAGACTTCTTCGAGCTCCTGAATTCGTGGGGCCCCTCGTTTGGGGACGCCGGACACATCCGCGTCTCTTCGGCCTGGATGCAGGCGGCTGTCTCGGACTGCTACGCGATCAACGTGGCGAGAAAATCATGAAGCTCTCTCTCTTCTCGCTGGCCGTGCTACTCCCCGCCTGCCCCTCTCAAACCACCCCTCCGATCCCAGAGATCGGCGTCGTGGTTATCGAGGGGGGCACCGACTCCTGTGCACAAGCCTGCTCGGCGATGGCTGCGGCTTCGTGCCCCGAGGGTCTCGCCTCCGACTGCGCCGCGACGTGCCGCACAATCCAGTCCAGACCCAACTTCGCGACCGACATGAACGTCTCGTGCCTCGTGAAGGCCAAAACGTCGAGTGACGTGAAGGCATGCGGCATCGCCTGCTCGGGGCACTGATTCTCGCCGCCTGCAACGGAGGCCGCGTCTACACCTCGAGCTGTGTCCACGTCGGCGTTCGCCCAGCCTACTCCTACGGCGAGGGCGCAGGTGCGACACTGCAAGTCTCCTACGACGTCACATGTCCGGATGTTCGCGAAGCAGTGCCGCCGCCGCATGCAGACGCGAGCGCGAAATGGCCAGCCCCCGTTCCTTAAAGCAGCCGCTTCCCCCGCTCGCGTACCACGCCGCACGCTCGGCGATCGGATGGTCGGCACAGATTCTCCACGACATCTCGAAGAGCTCGAGAGCCGCGTCCACCTGACCCGCGGCATCGAGCGGGACAGGTCTCCCTAGCGTCGCCCCGTGCGTTCCGAAGAGTCCGTACCCGGATCCTCCATCGTGCAAGGCCTCCTTCTGAAACCGACTCTCGTGGAAGGACCACTCGACGAGCACGGCGGCGCACTGCTCTGGCGTTGAGCCGTGGATCCCTCGCTCGCAGCTGTCGGCGATGCCTTCCGCACTCTCGAGGACATCGTCAACCCACGGGACCCTCTCTCCGTGCGCCTGAAGGACCGCGATCATGAGGCCTAGGACGTAGGTAGCTGTCATGGCCCGCGACCGTGCCCCAGACCCCCGCCCAAGGTCAAGGCGCCACTCGCTTTTGATTGTCAACCCCTCTTGAGATAGGCTCCCCTTCGTGACCACCGAGCACAAACGCCATGTGGCCGCTGCCCGTCGTGCCGGGTGGAGGATTTACGGCGGCCCGGGAAACTACTCCATCCTGAGTCCGGACGGGCACTACGTGCGCAAGGGTTTCCGATTTCGCGAGACCGCCGAGCTCGCCATGATTGGCATGAACCAGAAGGGCAAGAGCATGCGTCGCTACCGGAAGAAGAACCCGCACTCCGAGACCGAAGTTCTCCTCGTCGCTGGCGGAGGAATTCTCGTCCTCGGTGCCGTCGGGTACCTGATCTACAACGCCTACAACAACGGCCAAGCCGCGAGCGCCCTCACTTCGACGAACACGACGACACTCGGACAGGGCGGTTCGACAACTCCCGTCCTCGGCGGCGCAGCGTCGACGGCCACAGGTTCCTGATGCACACCGCGGCTTGCCGGAGACGCGCGCGCTCAAAAAAGAATCCGCTGCATGAGGCGGACTTCGTCATGATCGGCGTCGTCACGTTGGCTGTGCTTGGCTCGGCCGCGTATTTTCTGATGAAGCCCACTCCAGCGCTCGCCGCAACCACTCCCGCGTCCTCCGACCCCGAACCCCCTTTCGTCTCAGGAACCTGACCATGGCCAACAAGAAAGACGCAAAGAAGAACGTCCTCATCGCGGGAGGCGTACTCGCCGCAGCGGGCGTTGGGTACTACCTCTACACTCAGTATGGCTCGGGCTCCTCGATCTCGAGTTCCAGCGGAGGCTCGGGAGGGGGCGGGGGTTCGGGCTCCGTTGGCGGAGGGACCACGAACGCCACGACGCTCGGATCGGGGGGTGGGAGTCAAGACTTGGGAAGCGCCGCATCGACGTCTTCCGGAGAGGACGATGACGCATGAGTCGCCGAAGACGCTACGCCCAGAGAAATCCTCTCACCTCCACCGATGACCTCCTCATCGGGGTCGGCGTCATCGCCGCGCTCGCTCTCGGCGGGTACGTGATTTACGTGAAGTCCCAAGCGGCGACAGCCTCAGCCGCTGCAGACACGACCTCGGCGTCCATCAACATCCCGAACAACGGTACCGTCTTTTCATGAGCTGGCTCCCCGACTTCACGACCGAGGAGTGGGTTCTCCTCGGAACTGGCACGGCGGTCGTCGGCGCGATCATCTACGCCGTGGTGCAAGTGCAAGATGCCGCAGACGAGGCGCAGGACGCAGCCTCCGGAGCCTCCTCCTCCGCACAAGACGCCGCGAACCAGGCCGCCGAGACGGGGCAGACCCTGGGGGAGCAGCTCTACAACGTCCAGCAGGTCGGGCAGAACGTGCAGGGGCAGATCGCGGCCGCGCAGGGCCAGGCCGCTCCTGCGACCACGCTCGCAGGGCAAATCGAGAACTGGTGGAATTCGTGGTAGCCTCGTAACCGAAGGAGCCTTCCGTGAGCAGACAAATTCGCGTTCGACAAGCCGGTCGCCGTCCCGCCGGTCTTGGCCAGACCCTCGCCACCTCTCTCCCCGCGTGCAGCGACCTCTCGGCGGCGCAGACCGTACCCCAGGGCATCCTGATCGCCGGAGGTGGCATCGCGACGCTTGTCGGGGTCATCGGGGCCATCGCTTCCGACCAATACAAGCAGGACTTCGCCATTGCGGCGGGGTGCGGGTTGGTTGCAAGCTTCATCGGCGGTCTCTGGGCGGTAAACTCGGTCGCGAGCTGCATTGGTGGGTCGATCGCGAACGCGGTCACGACCTCGGGATCTGCGACAGGGACTGCAACGGTAGCGACGCCCGATCCGGGATACTGATCCCGTGACCGCCCCGGCGACGCTTCTCCCCGCCGTAGGGGCGGCCGTGCTCGCGGGCGCTTACGAGGCCGGAAACGGCGTCAACGAGCGGTCCGTCCTCCTCGTCGGCTCGGTCGCGGCTGTTGGACTCGGCGCCGCGCTGGCGGTTGAGGAACAGAACTACCTCGCCGGGGGGCTGCTGGCCGCCGCGGGAGCGTTCGTGGCGTGGTCGATGCGGCGGTAAATTTACTTCTTCTCCAGGATCTCGAGCGCTTTCTGAAACGGCGAGCTCGCCTTCCGGTCCGGTTTCGTGGGAACCTCGTCGGGAGCGACGAACGCACCCAACTCGATGCGGTCGAGGCGGGCTTGCAGCGTGTCGAGGAGGTCCCAGAGAGCCTGGCTGACGCTCTGCTCCGCCCGAAGCCGCTGCATCAGGTCCGTGGTCTTGGCACGGAGAGCCTCGCGTTCCAAAGCGCTTAGGTCTCTGTGCGCCGAAGGGTCTCGACGTGAAAGAGCTCGTCGAGGGCGTCCGTCACCATTCGCACTTGAAGCGGCCTGCCACGAGGATCTTTCGGAATTGTCTCCACCCACTCGTTGCAAGCGTCCACGACGCTTGCGTTCGCGCGCGCCCTGGCGAGGCGTCTCTGCTCCCTCGGGCTCCCGTCGAACGTTCGAAGCACCTCCACTAGGTTCAGAGCCTCGACGCAATTTAGAATTTTGATTTCGGCCGGCGTCAGAGACTCTGGGGGCCACCTTCCCGTCGCCAGGTTGTCCTGGACCCACTCGGCCCAAGCCGTGGCTCGGTTGACGAGGTTCGCCTCGGCCAGCGCACGCCTCTCGCGTTGCGTGCGGACCCACTCCTCGACCGTTCCGCGAATCACCGGCTCGTCTTCTTGCCCCAGTTCGATCATCGTTTTACTCCCAAAAGAGCCAACGAAAACACTGGCTCATCCCGCCTTGAGCCCTCCGGCTTGTCCTCGAACGTCCAGTTCACGAGGTAAGCTTTCGGGGCATCTTGTCCCTGTAATTCCGGTACCACTGTACTTGCTTGCCTCCCAGACAGCTCGGGCACCCTTCCGACCCTCCTCCGGGAGACCGCCACGCTGCTCCTGGGCGCCTCTTTACGGGCTCCGTCGGTCACCGAGAGCCCCTTGGCCCGGATGTCCTTGCAGGCCGCTAAAGCGGCGCTGCGGGCCTCCTCCGTGCTCGCCCCGGCATCGGTCGCCAGGGCGATGAGCTGCTCGACGCGCCGGAGAGGGTCCACGGGACTCCGAGCTTAGCCTGCCTCAGGCACCACGCCGAGCTCTCTCTCGAGCTGCGCCACCCGGAGGGTCCCCTGCGTCACCGCGACCTTGGCTTCCTCGAGCTTCCGGCGCTCCTGGACGAGGTTTCCGTGGAGCATGTGCGAGGTGCAGAGATCCACCGACCTCGGGTCTTTGTTGCTGTTGCAGATCCGACACTTGTTCACGCGCTGAATCTCGGCAAGCTTCCGGTCTTCTCGCGCGCGGCGCATCGCAATGGATTGAATCGGTCTCTGGGGAATGTGGCTGCTCATGAGATTCCTTAGGCTGCCGCCACGGGCGCGGCGAGCATCTTGGTGGCGCGATCCACCGCCACGGCCCTCACCCACGAGGACAGGTGCTGCTGGTCTTGAGTCGCGGCGCGCGTGGCACGGAGAAAGTCGACTTTTTTCAAAAACCGCACGCTCACAGGCTCTCCGTCCCCTCCCGCGGTCTCGAAGCGGAGCGGCGAGAGGGTCGCGGCAAGATCGATCTGCGAGAGTCGGAACTGCACAGCCTCGCGAATCCAAACGGTCACGATTTCTCCATCCTTCGCCGCAGCTTGACGCACAAGCGTCAAGTCGCGCCGTTTGAAGCGGATGCAAATCGGGTAGAGGGGCTTCTCATCCGTTTTTTTCTTCACCCGAGGGAGGGTACGGTGATTTGGGCGGTATTGCAAGGGTCTCGCGTTTCGACAGGTGCGCGACCTTGGCGAGGCCATCGCGCAGGCGATCGATTTCGTCGGCCTGACTCAGGATTCGAACCAACATGGCTCGGAGAAGTTTCGAGTATCGCAGGCCTAGGGCTGCCGGCCAGGACTCTCCATGTCTTCGGATTGCCACAATGAGCGTGAGATCATCCACGTCAAATTCGTACTTCCCATCCTCGAGCACGATCGTTCTCATCGAGGACTCTTATACCCCGCTCGCGGATGTATTGCAAGTGAGACGCCCCGAGACTCGAAAAGGGTGGCACAAGCACAACGTGTCACATGCGTTTTCCATTAACAAACAAACTGGGGGAGAAAGTTTTGTCTCCCCCACCCCCCCCCTTCTGCGTCCACAGACATCTATAACTCCTCCCCTCGCGTAATTAAGGAAACACATGTTCCAGGTTGTTCCACTATAATAATTTCAATTACTTACAAAAATCCGGTGACAACCGTCACAACCGGCACAACGGAACAACCTAGGATCCGAGGTAAAGTGTTTGCGGGGAACAAAGCAAATGCGCGCGTGATCGTGGTGAACGAACGTTTACACTTTGATCCATCGTCGGACTCTGGCTCCGTGCTCTCGCTTCAAACCGAGCCTTTCGTAACTCAACCCTTTGAGAACACTAGCGATTCTCATCACATCAACTCTGGACACGCGTCCTGGCTCGATTCCGAGCGCCTTGGTCGCGATGTCCGTCGTGGTGACCCCATTTCGAGCGTCATAGACATTCCCGGCAATGTCGATGGGGTGCTCCAGCCACGTTGCGATGGTGTGGGTCCATGGCTCCTCGTGAACCCGTTCGGTCTGCTCCTCTTCGCAAAGAGCTCGAAGCTCGACCGTATCCACGTGCCAGGCCTCTCCGGCCTTCACGCGGTAATAGGCCTCGGCCCAAAGCTGATCTCGAATTGCAGCAAGCCGGTCGGCTTCGATCGCGCGTACAATCTTCACGGGCCAAAACCGACGGTTACCTGAGGTGTCGAGAAGCCACTCCTCCTCGTTCGTGCTTCCCGCAAAAACACACTGGCGCCAGTAGTCGCGGCATCTCCTCCCGAAGCTGTCCCGGTAGTAGTCCTTCGGAGATGTAAGGAACGATTTGACCTTCGAGATCTCCTTCCCTCGCAGGGCGTCGAGCTCGTCGAGGAAGATGATCCACTTTCCACGCAAGGATTGGAGGCCGTCCTTGCTCCCGATGTCGATGCGGGTCTCGCTCACCCAGAGGGGGTTCGGGACCAAGGCTCGAATCGCTCGGTTTTTTCCGAGGCCTTGAGCGCCTTCGAAGACGAGAGTGCAGTCGACTTGCGCGCCGGGCCAGATCACACGCGCGACCGCAGACTTGAACCAGCGAGACCCGACAGCTCGCGTGTAGGGCGTGTCCTCCGCTCCGAAATACCAGGAGAGCGCCCCCTCGAGACGCGGGGTCTCGTCCCAGACGACACCCTCCAGATATTCAAGGACCGGATGGAACCGACGGCGTTCGGACGCAACCCCGATGACGCGATCCATATCCATCGATCGAAACCCCATGCCGTAGGCGCGCTCGAACCAGGAGACGAGGCGCGTCACGTCTGCATCCGTCCAGTCTCCGACGCTCGCCCCGGCAAGGTCACTCGGATGCCAGGGAGGCATTTTCAAAATGACTTCGGTCTCCTTGAAGTCGTCTCGAGCAAGGATCCCCGTCCACCTTGCATCGTGGGCGAGGATCGTGAGTGCGTTGGCGATGCAGCTTTTCGGGGTGAACCAGGTCTCCTTGTCTTCGCCGCGCCCTGCAGATCGTTGCTCCCACAAAAGCTCGCTCATCCAGGGTTCGGGAAGGACCTGAAGGTTGGTGATTCGCGGAAGAGCATCGGCGCCCTCAAACCGTCGGGGGGGAACCGAGGTCGGCGCCGCAGGCAGATTGCCTGTGGTTGGTTCCGACGGCGGCACACTCGCAACGCCCCCTCCCCCGTCGATGACGCGAAGGTAAGAAGGGATGTGGGTTGCGTCTTCTTTTTCGATCCACTTCTCTGCGTTCTTGACTGTCTGATCGACCTCTTTGCGCGGGAGCCCCGCCGCGAGAGCGGCTCGCGTGAGTGTGTCGATGACGAAGTACTTGCCTGCCGGATACTCGCGCTCCACCCCGCGCGCCGTCGAGAGGCAGCTGCACAGCTCGTGAAGAAGAGTCTGGTTGCGAAGGCCCTCGCCGCATCCAGCCACGAGGGCGGCGCGATCCTGAAGCTTGATCTCGAGATAGGACTGCGCTTTTTTCTGGTCACGACCCGTGACCTTCTCTTCTCTCTTCTTGAACGTCCACGCGGGTCTTGGTTCAGGCGTTTCAGAGGTGAGCGCAAGGATCCATGCGGGTGGCAAATGGGCGATTGGACCGGTCGAGGTCCACTTGTAGACGGTGCCGTTGGAGTGAATCGATGGCGGAGTAACGACTTGGCCACCCTTGACCTTGATGTCGACACCTTTGGTCTTTCCAAGACCCGTGATGTTTCGAAAACGATCGACCTCGATTCCTGGAGGAACCACGAAGAGAAGTTTCTTTCCCCGCTTGCTCTCGCTGGCCGCAGTGGGGGGAAGCGCGCCGTACTCCGCCTGGAGTTCCTTGAATCGATCGGCATCGTCGACGTCGATAGCGACGAGGTAGTACCCGGATGGTTGGAGTCCGAGAATGATTCCGATGTTGGGGGTGAATCTTTTCGCGGAGAACGCGTTGCGAAACTGTTCCTCGTCGACGAGTGGACGCGCTTGCCACGCTGTATCGATCGGATGCTTGCCGACCGACTCGCAGCTGACGTTTCGGCACGAGCAGCCGCCCTTTAGGACCGGGGCATGAACCAGAGTCAGCTGGAGTCCCGCCGAGATGAGCGAGAGGGCCTGGTCTGTGAGCGATTTTTTGGGATCTACTTCGGGGACAAATGGCCCGATGGGCGACGGCTCGCCTCCCATCATCAGCGACCCCTCCACTGAACTCGGTAGGTGTTGGCGATACCTCGCCGAAAGTTTTTCTTTTTCATCTCTAGCCGGCCTCACGGCTTCGTCCTCCGAAGAGGGCCACCGAAGCCCGAGGTGAGGCCCACGACCTCGGTGCCCGCTTCGGAGGACGAAGCGGAAAGTCTTGTCAAGCTCTGCCGAAAATCTCAAGCCTGAATTTTTCTTCTGCGCTCAGGCGTCCGGAACGACTCACGAAAAATCGACGACGCTCGAGGTCTTGAGAAAAGCCTCTTGCGCATCGCGTGATTCTCGTTGTATTGCAAGCATGTCGTCGTTGGTTTTCGGGTGTCGCGTGGCGGCCATAGGAGAAGTGCGTTGAGCCTTCGTGCAGGCGTTGAGGTCGTGTCGAACTCGGAAATCTCTGTTTTTCAGAGGTGTCCGCGAGAGCACTATTTCGTCTACGGACTGCGCCGAACGCGAAAAAACTTTGCGCGTGAGGCGTTGACGCGCGGGACGGGCATTCACAAGGCAACCGGTCAGCACGAACGCAGAGAGACGGTCGACTACGCAGAGCTTCGCGTCGAGGACCGGGCCCTTGTCCGAGGCTACGTGGCTTACTGGACGGGTCCGGACGGCAAAGACCGGATGCTGGACGTAACCAAGACCGACGTTCCGTTCCAGATCACGATAGGGGGCGTTCAGGTGGTCGGAGAGTTCGATGGGGTGGGTGTCCGTCGCGACACGGGTAAGCATGTCATCGTGGAGCGAAAGTCCTCCTCCGAGGACATCTCGCCCGGGAGCCCGTACTGGCAGAAGGTGTCGCTCGTCGATCGGCAGGTCTCGCTCTACCTCATCGCCGCCAAACAGAAGGGATGGGATCTCACCGAGGTGCTCTACGACGTCCTCAAAAAACCCCGGCAGAAGAAACGAAAGGACGAGAGCGACGAGGACTTCGAACTCCGGCTCCTCGAAGACATTGCCAAAAGCCCCGGCGCGTACTTTGTTCGGGGGGCTCTTGTCCGGCTGGAGCACGAGCACGTGGCCCACGCCAAGGATCTCGAGGGGACCGTGCATTTAATGCAGGCGGCCCGAGAGATGGGTCCGAACGTGCCGAGAAACGTGGATTCTTGTTTCAAGTTCGGTCGTCCCTGCGAGTTCGTGATCGTGTGCGGCGGAGGGGCCGACGTGATGGACGACATGCTTTTCGAGCCCAAGAAGTCGAGCCGCACACGGGAGAATCCTCCCGTTGAAGAGAGGAGGTTCGTATTTTGAAAACGGAGGTAGCCATGAACTGGACCGATCGGGTGGTGAAAGCGGGGACGCAGCAAGTGCTTCAGCCCCGCCTTTTCGTGTACGGGATCGCGGGGATCGGGAAGAGCACCTTCGGCGCAAGGCTTCCGTCTCCGCTCTTCGTGGACTTCGACCACGGCGTGGACGACGTGCATGTCGACCGCATTCCTGGACCGAAGACGTGGACCGAGTCGATGGACTTGATTCGATCGATCGCGTCGAACCCTGGAGCTTACAAGTCTTTGGTGATCGACACGGTCGACCCTCTTGAGGAGATGGCGCAGGACTACGTCGCGCAGGAGGCGGGCAAATCGTTCTCGAAAATGAACGACGAGTTTGGTGCAGGTCACATTGCCGTGGGATCGGCATGGAAGCTCTTCCTTGCGGAGCTCGACATCGCCCGACAGAACGGGATGCTCATCTGTCTCCTCGGTCACGCGAGGGTGCGTCAAGCCATGGATCCCACGCTTGGGTCGTTTGACCAGTTCACCTCCATGCTTGGAGGTCGCAGTTGGGCTGCGACTCAGAGGTGGAGCGATCTGGTGGGGTTCGCTTCCTGGGACGCCGCTCTCCTCGACAAGAAGGGAGAGCAGAGAATCGTGGTCACCGGAAAGCGGATCCTGTCCACGGTCCGAGGCTCAGGCTTCGAAGGGAAGAATCGCTACAGCCTCGAACCCAAGCTGCCTCTGGAGTGGCCGGCCCTTCTCGAGGGCATCGAGAAGCATCGCCGGACAGCGGAGGCCGTCGAAGGCCGCATTGCGTTGCTCGCGGCGTCTCTCGGAGGAGACGCGCTCGAGAAAGCGCAGAGGTTCGTCAAGGAAGCGGCGAAGGACTTGAACACACTTACGGCGATCGAGGCGGCTCTCCAAGAGAAACTGGATGCAAAACCCTCCGTAGAAGCCGTCCCGCTCGAGCCGCTCGACCAGAGGCAGGCGATTCGATCACGCATCACTGAGCTTGCGTCGAAGGTGGGCGGAGAGGCGCCGGCGAAAGCTGCGGGGTACATGGAAAATGCCGGGGAGGATCTCGTCGTTCTTCTCCAAATCGAAGAAGCGTTGAAACAAAAGGCCAATGGAGGCGCACATGTCTGAGGATCTCATTCCCGTCGGTTCGTACATGGCTCGCGGCACGTCGCTTGTGGAGCGAGGCTCGGGGACAGGAAACAAGGGAGCGGTCGTGGAGTTTGCGATCACGGAGGGCCCCCAGGAGGGTCGGACCATTGAATGGACGGGATGGCTTGGGGAGAAGACCCGGGAGCGCACGGCCGAAAGCCTGGCTATTTGCGGGTATGACGGAACCGACCCCAGAACCGTGTCCAAGAACCTCGTGCAGATCGTGATCGATCACGAAACCAACGTGAGCGAGAAGAACGGCAAGACCTATGTGAACGCTCGCGTAAAGTGGGTCAACGACCCAGCTCGAAGCCGAGCGCAATTCGAACCCACCGACGGCCAAGCGCTTGCAGGGCTTCGTGGCCTCGTTCTCCAGAAGCACGCCGAGCGTGCGAAGACGGCGCTCTCAGAACGAGACCCTCTTGGCGAAGAAGCTGCCCGCCGAGCCAAGCAGGCTCCGAACGCTCCGGACTTCAAAGCGAAATTCTGATGGGGGCACCAAGAACAAACCCGGGGGCCTTCGACTGCTTACACGAAAGCCGAGCCGGACGAGCCGACGTTCATCTTGCTCGCGCGAGACAAAGGGGGCTCCGGCACTGGTACGGCAGTGGGCTATTGGTAGAGTCTCGGCGGGAGAGGACGCGGCCAAGGTCCTGGAAGCCATGGGACTGCGCCGCAGCCATGGAGAAGTGGCGGAAGGAAAATCGTTGAAGCGCCGCGCTGTCAACCACCACTGCCATGCACTTGGGTGCAAGACGCCTTGCCCCCCAAAGTGGCTCATGTGCTCTCCGTGCTGGGCGAAGGTCCCCGCCGACATACAGGCCGAGGTCTATCGTACGGTCGCGCTTCGAGGTCCCTACGTAGATCGTTCGTGGGCGCCGTGGTGGCGGGCGCAGGCGAGGGCGATAGCTCACGTCGCCCATCTTCGAGAACCGAACGAAGAGCGGCGCGACGATTACCTCGCTAGAGAACTCGCGTTCGCCGACATGCTGGAATCGCGATGATCGAGCTCCGCCCCTACCAGCGTCGAGGAGTCGAGGCCGCTCGAGCGCACGTCGTAGCAGGTCGGAACCGGATTGTTCTTTGTCTTCCGACGGGTGGTGGGAAGACGGTGGTGGCAGCGTCGATCATCCAGTCGGCGAGACGGAATTTTGATGCCAAGGTTTTATTTGTCGCCCACCGCAAGGAGATTTTGGATCAGACCGTGGCGCAGCTCGCCAAATGGGGCGTGACCGAGGTGGGTGTGATCAGGGCAGACGACGCTCGAACCAACCGACTCCTTCCCGTGCAAGTGGCGTCCATCCAAAGTCTGGGTCGACGATCGGCTCCACCCGCGGACATCGTTTTTATTGATGAAGCTCACAGGGGAATTTCCCAATCCTATGTAAAGCTCATCGATCTCTACCCGAAGGCGACCATTCTCGGGCTAACGGCCACGCCATGTCGAGCGGACGGGAAATCTCTTGGAGACGTGTTCCAGGAAATGGAGATCATTGCCACCTACGGCGATCTCATCGAAGACGGATTCATCGTGGCGCCGAGATGTTTTGGTGGTGCGAACGCCCCCGACTTGAGCAACGTGCACACGGTTGCCGGAGATTACGTACTCAATGAGCTCGAGGACGAGATGATGAAGGTGGACGTCCTGGGAGACGTCTTGTCGGAGTATCAGGCCCGAGCGGAGGGTCGGAGGACGCTCATCTTCGCAACGACGGTCAAGCACTCCAAGGCTATCGAAGAGCAATTTTTGAAGGCTGGAGTCCGAATCGCGCACGTGGACGGAGAGACGCCCCAGTGCGAACGCGACGTCGTCGGACAGAGACTCCGGGACGGCGATCTCGATGTCGTAGTGAATTGTTCCGTGTACGGAGAAGGATGGGATGAGCCTTCCGTGAAATGCGTCATGTTGGCGCGTCCGACCAAGAGTCTGACGCTCTTCATGCAAATGTGCGGACGAGGTCTTCGACCCTGGAACAACGTGACTCCCGTTCTCCTCGACTTGGGCGGGAACCTCGACCGCCATGGCTTCCCGCACGAGGACCGCGCTTGGTCTCTTTCGGTGGGTGTTCAAAAGCCTGCAAGAAAGCACACCAAGTGCATCGTTTGCCGCGCCTTCATCCGCCACTACCCGTGTCCCGAGTGTGGTCACGCCCCTCCAGTGACCCCCAAAGAGGTCCGTGTGGCTTCGGATGTTCAGCTCGAAGAGAAGACCTTCATCGATCCGCGGCTCGTTTTTTTCAACCGGCAGATCGAAGTCGCCCGAGGGAGAGGATACAAGCCTGGGTACGCGGGGGCCAAGTTCAAGGAGGAATTCGGGCAATGGCCGCCGTGGTCGTGGAGCCAAAGAGCGAAAGACGTATTCGCCTCCGATTCGGATTGGAGAGCGAGAAACATCGCGCATGAGGCCGACCGAGCGCGATGGAAGAAGCACAACGTCGAGGAGACCCAGGAGACGTCCTACGAGTCGGACGATGACTTTCTGGAGTTCCTCCGATGATGTTCGAGTGTGAGCCGTGTCGTGGGCGGGGATGGATTCTAACCGGAACCAACCGTGTCGAGTGGCCAACCCCGTGCCCTAGCTGCACTGGATACGGGCGGCTTACCATCAAGAATCTTGCTCATCTCATCCAGGAAGACCCGTTCACGCTTCGGCGTCTTTTGGAGATGAGGAGGACGCGCTTCTCTTGTGCGGAACGAATCTTCGGGAAGCTGGTTGCAAGGTGGCCGAATGCCTAGTCCCGGGCCCATGGCGAAGGCCTTGTACGCCAAGTTCTACGCTCGTTTTGGTCACTGGGGGGATCTCGGGCTCATTCTAGGGGCAGACCCCATCCCCGCCGATCTCGAAAAGAACGCCAGGCGACTCCGAGGGGTGTTCTTGACCGAGCAAGAACGTCAGGAGTTCGTCGAGAAGGTTCGGGAGCAGCATTCGCCAAAGAAGAAGACGACCCTCACGTGGGTCAACGAACACGGCGAGACGGTAGCGATCGAGGGGTACATGGAGGAGGAGAGATGAAGGAGATCTATTGCGACGTGTGCGGAGTCAAGATCGAATGGGCGAAGTCGAGAGAGGCGGTCCACGTCTACCTCTACGATCAGGACGCTTGCGGTCTCGAGTGTCTAAAAAAAATCCTCGGACAACAGTATCCGTTCCAGCCCGAGAGGGCGCATCTCCAGGAGTCTTCAAATGAGGTTCCGTCGGAGTCCTTCGCTTGTGCAGCCTGCGCGAAGGGTACGCCGACAACACCCGACCTTCTCCACCTCCATACGGGAATTGGAGACTGCAAGCCGGCCATGGGCCCTGGCCAATCCACGGAAGCGAAGCTCAAGGAGCTCCGCGAGGAGAAAAAGAGAAAGCCCAAGAAGAACGAAATGACACCGGAGCGTGCGGCGGAGCTTCGTGCGCAGGCCGACGCCGCACAAGCGGAGACGCTCAAGAAAGCAAAAGCGCCCATCATCGACGACGCACGAAGACGCACAGTCGAGCCTCCACGGTGGTGCAGGTGTGGCAAGCCGGCAGTCTGGAATGGGAGGACGTGGGAGTGTCCTCAGAAGCACGAAAACCTGCTCGAGAACCTGCTTCAGGTGAAGCAAGGACAGCCCGGAGAAAGGCTGGATCTGTTGCAATTCGATCTCAAGGTGCACGGCGTGGACGTTACCCTTGCTCAGGTAGCCGAGTGGCCCGTGATGAGGCGAGATGTGGCTCGGGCGATGCTCGAACAGAAAGAAGACGTTGTCGGCTGGTACTTGAGTTTCGACGCTCCTCCTCCGGCCGTGCCGGTCGAGGTACCCAAACCGAGGTTCGCGTTCTGATGGAAGCGACGATCGATCATCCCGATCACTACACGTCGGGACCAGCCAAGTGCGAGTGCGGCCGGATCATCGAGTGCATCCAGGTTGTCGAGCACATGGATTTTTGTCTGGGGAATGTTCTCAAGTACGTCTGGCGCGCAGGCAAGAAGGGCCCTGCACTTGAGGATCTTCGCAAAGCTCGTTGGTATCTGGACCGAGCTATCGGCCGAGAGATGGAGAAAAATGAAGACGAAAGGCTCGCCGGCAAAAGTTTGTGAAACGTGCGGAGCGATCGACGAAGATGACGCGTTCGATCCGGGCTGCGTCGCATGTGTCGTGCTCCAGTACGCAGACGAGAAGTCCGACAAGAAAGAGGCGATGCTCATTGGGCTTTTTATCGGTCTCACGAAGACGACTTCGGGCTTGGCTCAAACTGCGATAGATACCATGTGTCCGCACCACATCTGGCAGCAACGTCACATCGAAAAGGCGAGCACTTGAGCAGCGACCCCATCCTGGTCAACGCCGAGCGATCGGAACCCCCGCCGAAGGCGGTCGAGCGCGAAGTCCAGTCTCCGAGCCCGCCTGTTCGGTGCGTGGCGTGCGCGGGGTACCACGGCTCGGTCAATGCGGAGTTTTCTTGCCTTCGGCGGGAGATTTTGCGGTTGCGGTCTCTCGGTCCGGTGGTTACATCGCTCCCCGGCGAGAATCGTTGATTTCGCCGGTATTGCAAGGTACAAGGAGATCCTCATGGACGAATCGAAAAAGTGGATCCCGGTGGGGCCGATGGAGGCCAAACACCAGGGCGTGCTCTTCTGCGAGAAGGTCTCCTACAACCCCTACAAGGGCAAGATCCTGATGCCAGGGGCGAAGAATCAGCAGTATGTCTTCCGTGTGATCTCGGTGGGAGAGGGGGTCGTCGGGTACGACGTCGGGGATCTCATCGTGACCGAGAAGGTTTTCGAGACCGTGATGGGCTGTTGGCTGCGAACTCCGTTCATTTACGGAAAGCTTCCCGCGAAGGACGCCGAGATGGCGGAAGTCGGAAACGGGTACATTCCCGCGATTCCGACTCGGACGGAAGAGGAGAGGGAAGCCGTCGGGGCGGTCTGATGGAGGCGAAGTTCAAGAGCTGCCCCCAGGCCCCGTCCACACGCGTCCCGACAGAAGTTTTTCGGACTCTCGACTCGTTGCTTCGAGAGCTCAAGGAATCGAAACCTCGGGCGAGCAGGGAAACGATTGGGGCGCTTCTCATCCTCCGAGACCGCCTCAAGGCGTCAGACCTGTCTGCGCGAATCGGTCACCATCGCAGGTGGGAGAGGATTCGCCGGCTTCTGGCGAAGCTGTTGGAGGCTGAGTCGCGGCTCAAGAAGGTCGAGAGTAGACTCGCTTCATGAACACTCCCGGCTATCCCGTTCGTCTTCAGTTTCTCTTCTCTCAGGGGGGCGCGCTCCTTTTGACGGAGATCTCAGGAAGGAAGGTCTTCGTGCCGTTTGACGCGAAGGCTGCGCGGAGCTTTGTGGAGAAGGGCGAGGCGGACGAGATCGCAGCTCCGGGGGCGAGCTGCGGATGCAAACACGCCGCGCCTCCTGCGCCCAACCGCGCCGGGCGCATTGCTGCGGTTGGGATCGTGGTGGGCGAGCCCCTTTTGGCGGTGGCCGAGGGGGTCGAGGACCGGGTGGCGTGCTGCGGCGAGGAATGCGCCGGAGAGCTTCAAGAAGGGCAGCCCCGATCGCTCCGCTTCGATCGCTACGCCGTGGCCGAGGACGGAGGCTATGAGCTGCGCGATTCGGTGACGGAGGAACTCCCTGAGAATCTCGTGAACACGTTCGCGCAGAGGGGGCCGTCATGTCTCCCGTGGGTTCGGATCTCGCGAGACCCGAACCGATTCCGGGCCTGTCTTGCGAAGGCACGAGCCATCGGTCCGATGGACGATGCCTCGGCTGTTTACAAGCTCGTGGGCGAGCACTTGGCCAAGGAAGATCAGGAGGTTTTTCTCGTCATCCTTCTCGATTCGCAGCTTCACGTCCGGGCGATCTCCGAGATCGCTCGAGGGTCAAGGGATCGGACCGCGGTTTCGATTCCAGACGCCCTCCGCGTGGCGCTGGTCGACGGCGCCATGTCGATGATCGTTGTGCACAACCACCCGAGCGGAGAGGTTCGGCCGTCGAGTTCGGATGAGCAGCTCACGGCCGCTCTCAAGATCGCCTGCCAGAAGGTCGGGCTCCAGTTGATGGATCACGTGATCGTGGGCGCGGGTCGGCGCCGGTACTATTCGTTTGCTGCCGAAAGGAACAAGGCTCTTTCATGAACCAGACGTCTCTTGAGAAGTCAAACGGAACAAAGCCGGCCGAAGAGCCTCCGGCGCCCAAGGTCTTCACGGTCGCTCTCGTCGACGGATCCATCTGGCAGCTTGGAGAATCGGTCCCGGGGACCGATGAGACGGGGGCTCTGGATGCGTCCGGAAATCTCGACGTCGGGAAGCTTGGCAAGCAAGCGATCAAGGTCCTGGCGATGCACGAGCAGGGGGATGGCTCCGTGAAGGTCTACGGGATGCCTGTCCCAGGGAGCAACTACGACGAGCAGAAGACGGCATTTGTCATTACACTCTCCTCGCACACGATCCGAAGCGTTGTGACCGCCGCGCGGTTCGATGTCTGGCATGAGCTTCTCGAGGACGAGGAGTTCGAAGATGACGAAGAGGAAGAGATCGAAGAAGACGTGAAGCCGCAGAACGTGTCCAACGGAGCTACCTCGTGAGCTCGACAGCGACTCTCACCTACGAGGTGACAGCCGTCGGGCCGACGGTGCCGTCGAACCTCGAGACGGCCATGGCCGCGGTCGTCTTGAATCACACAGGCATCGCCGAGATCACGGGGGCAGCGCTCGCGAGCGACACCACGACGATTGCGGGACCGGTGGTGACGAGAACGGTGGTGTTCGACATCGCGACCACCGATTTTCAGCGCCGTTTCCCTGTGGGATCGGATCAGGGCGCACCCTTTCGCGGGATCTACACCTCGTTCTTTGGGGCGCAGCTCAACACGCAGGTGAACGAGCAGCCTGTGGTGATTGCCTGATGCCTCGTCGATTGAAGGAGAACCCGCCGGAAGATCCGAACGCGACGATGGACGACGTGACGTCCGCGCTCCACTCCGCGGATGTCCCCAAGAACCCGGACGGGACAGTCGTCGAGGAAGGAGAGGTTTCCGTTCTCCAGGCGCAGAACATCGGAGCTCTGGATCCGGTCTCCGACGCGGAAAACCAGAAATTCACGAAGGTGCTCCAGCGGAAGATTGCGGGGGCGGACGGCTACGTTCCGTGGGGCGGCGACCTTTATCGCATCTACGAGGGGATTCGAACCGTTCTCGTAAGCGAGTGGTCTCAGCTCTCGGTGATCGTGAGTTGTCCGGCCACGAACGTGCAGTTTCCGCCCAAGCCGGCGGCGACGTTCAAGTCGTACCAGGAGCTCTACGAGTACGTGGAGCAGTGTCACGGGTACGGACCTTCAGCGACCTACAATGTCAAAATCACGAGCCGAAAGGGCATGGTCCGAGGGCAGGCGCCCCTCACGCTTCCCGATCGCGCGCCGTCCCTTCAGCCGCCTCCGCAGGTAATGCAGCAGCAACAGTATGGCGGCCCCCCCGTGGTTGTGAACATGCCGAGGCAAGAGCAGCCGATGGCGCCCGCGCCGGAGCCGCAGCACTCCGACCGGCTCACGGAAATGCTGCTCTCGCAGCAGCAGCAGCAAACCGCAATGGTCCTCGGCGCCCTCAAGGAACTCGCGGAGGTCATCCGCAAGCCTCAAATGCCGCCCGGGTTTATTCCGCTCCCGGAGGGCTGGCCGACGATCCCTCAGGGGTACGTGGCGGTGCCGGGGGGCTGCATTCCTGCGCCGCAGCTCCCGGCGCCAGCCCCTCCTCCCCAGGTCATTCAGGTGCCCACGCCCCAGGCTAGCCCCGTGGTTCAGGCGACTCCGGTTCCAAATACAAATTCCGCGCCGCAAGGACCGGCCCAGCAAGTTGAGGGTGCGGTCAAGATGATGTCCTCTCTCTTCAAGAGCATGGAGGACTTCAAGACGATGTTCGGGGGCGTGGGAGGCACGGTTGCGGGCGCTGCGGAAGATGTGCTCGAGGAAGAGGTCGCGGAGTCCGCGGTTTCGACGGTTCCCATTGGCGATGGCTTGAACATGGTCCTGAACAAAAAGGACCAAACGACCAACTGGCCGGCGACGATCTTCGCGGCTCTTCCGAAGCTTCTCGAGATTGGAAAAGCAGGAGTGGCGGAGTACTCCAAGGTCGTCGACAAGCAGGCGGCCATCGCGCAGCAAATGACGGCGTCTCGTATCCGCCTTGCGCAGGAGGTGCAGCGCGTTCAAGGGGCCGTGCAGCCGGAGGCCCCGCAAGCACTCGCTCCCCCTACACCACCTCCTCCGATCGAAGTGCGACAGCAAGCCTCTCAGACGGCGCGTTCGGTGCCGGGGACACGTCGACGCGACCCATGGACGACGATCAAGCCGCTCTGGGCCACCCCCTCCGCGCCGGCTCCCGAAGAGGAAGCTCCGAGGGTGGAGCCTTCGGTTTCCGAGCCTGTCGCGTCCCCAGCGACCGGGTAGCGCCTTTTCAGAGCTTCCGGTAGGCTGCGGAGCGTGATCTCCGTTCCCGAGGCCGGCGACATCGCGGGGCAGGTTCAGGCCGGCGTCGACCTCATCTCCGCACTTGCGCAGGTCGCCAACGGAACGTTGGATGCTTCGGCGCTCGTCGAAAACGGAATTTCGATCGCGGGGGAGGCGTTGAGCGGTGGAATCACGGCGGCTGCGGACGTCGTTGGAGCTGTGACGACGACCGCGCTATCGGGTCTGGCGATGACGGGGCCGACCGGAGCAGCCATCGCCGATGCGGTCGCGGCTGGGGTTTCGGCGGCGACGGCCGAGATTCCGGTGGTCGGCGAGGTGGTCGCCGTGGTGGCGGCTGTCATCGAGATTTTGGCGGCTTACGTCGGGGGTGGCGTCGATTCGGTCGACCAGGTGCTTGGCGCGTCCAAGGCGACGGCTCAGATCTGCGGTTCTATCGGACGATTTTCTTCCTCGCACAAGTCGCTCTCCGGAAACCCAATCGGGTGGGAGATGGCGGACTATCTCGCGTTTGCGCGACCGCCAAGTTCGTCTACGTCGCCGGAGAAATTCAAGAGCCTCATGTCGGAGGTTGCCCAGTTTTACATCTCGAAGTCGAACTCCTACGCACCCGAGCTGAATCAATCGAACGACACGAACAACATCGTCAACGCGATCAACTCCTTCGTGGGGGTGGTAAACTCCTCGCTCCCCATCTACACGGCAGAAGAGTTTCTCTCCTGGCAAGTGCCGCTCTGCACGCCCGTGTGGTTCGACTGGTACAAGCCGACGGGGATAGAAGACTGCAACACCGACCTCACCTTCGGGGGTGGCGGGGACTCGACGACCGCGCTCGCGCAGTGGCAAGCGATGGTTTCTTCCTCCGCCGCGCAAAAAAAGCTCAGTGCATGGCTCAAAGCCACGCCTTCCGTGGGTGGGCTCTCTCCGACACAAATCGTTCAGATGGCGATGGTTGCGCCACTTGACCCGCTCTATTGGAGCTCGGATCTCTACGGGATGGTGGGGTCGAGTGGATCGGCCGACGGGTTCGCGACCGTCTACTACAACGTCGATCTGATGAACGGCATCGCCACGCACCTGATGATGCGCGCCTCAGGCGCCTCCCCCATGGGAGTTCTCTCCGAGCTGCTCATGCAGTCCGCGCTTCTCTCGCAGTACGGCGGGACGGATTCGAGCGGCAACAGCATCCCCAATGTGTCGAAAAATCAATACGGATTTCATCGCCTTGTCGACGACTACATCACCTACGTCAACGCGCTCGGGTACTCGCAGTCGCTTTCGACCACGGGGATGGTCGGTGCGGTGGTGGCCGGTGCAGCGGGCGCGACATTGGTAGGCATTTTGGGGTATTCCCTTTGGAAGAGGCAGTCGCCTCTCGTGACGGTCGGTCAGGCAAAATCAAAAATCATTCGAGTCGGAGGCAGGTACCTATGAATCGCGTAGCCATGATGAGAGCCCGTGCGGAAACCATGGAACGCGTCAATCTCCGCCGCTTCGGCGTCGAGCCCGTTCGGCTGCGGGGTCTCGGACGCGTGCCTCGCGGTGTTGGGCAGACGGTCATGGCGAACTCGAACACGTCTTGTTCGAGCTGGCTCAACGTCACGATGCAGAACTACCAGCAGCTCGGGTTTCCCAACATCCCGGCTCTTCTCACGGGGCTTGAGGCCATCTGGAAACAGGTCTCGACCGGGGGGAATGCGTCGGATTCGAACGGAACCCCCTTCGCGATCGTTGACGGCTCTCTCCACTTTCTCCTGACGCTCTCGAACGGAAACACCGTGGCGTGCAAGTGGGACTCGGCCAACCTGTACGTCTGCCAAGGCAACTCTCAGCCGGCCGTCACGCCGCTTGCTACTTCGGCGGCGACATCGACCTCCACGCCCTACATTGTGGCGGGAATCGTGGGCGTGCTAGTAATCGGGGGACTCTTCTACTACGCCGACTGAGGGATCCATGGAAGACTTCGCGTTCAGCATCCGTCCCCCCGTTTCTCCGATCGGATTCGGCGCGGTCCCTGAGGGGCTCGGGCAACATGCCACAGCCTCCGCGCATCCTTCGTTGAACTCGATAGCGATCCCTCATGGATCGGGGACTCCCGCGAAGCACAAGCCCCACCCCCACCGTGGCGTGGGCTCGTTCGCGGCCGCGTCACCCCAGAAGGCGAATTGGGTGCTGGCCTACGTCTACGGAGAGCGCGCACCGCGCGTGAAGATCAAGGGGAGCGGGTTCGACTACGCGAAGGTGCTTCAGCAGTTTGTGCAATCCGGCCAGCCTTCGCAGTACTTCACGTGGACGGGTACGGGCGGAACGTTTCTCTTCTCGTGCATCTACTCGGGCTCGACACCTGTGGTGCGGCTCGCGACGAACGGTCTTCAGCGCGGAATGGGACGCAAGCCAACGGGGATGGGGGACATCACGCCGGGCACCGTGACGTGCAACGCCAGCTGGATCACGATCAACTCGCCGGGTCCGAACGCGGACTCCTTCAGCCTCACTGGATCAGACATCTCCGGCGCGCTGACGACGATGAAGAACGCATGGTCTCTCGCCATGGGCGGGAAGACGACGCCGTTCACGGTCTCGAACGGGGCGATGCACTTCATTTTCTCAAGCGATCACACCGCGAACATCCCGATGAAGTACGACGGCGTGAATCTTTACGCGTGTGGAGTGCCGGTCACCGCGGCTCCTTCTTCGCCGCCTGCCGTGCAACCGATCGCAACCCAAGGCGTGACGCCGATCTCGGGAGGCACCTCCGTCGACAACGGCACCTACACCTGGGACAATTACATGTGGGTGTACCAAGCGTCGGGGTCGAACGACTCTCCAAACGGCTCTCCCCCTCCGGGACAGCCCGCGGGCGTGTCGGGGGCATGGGTAAACGTCTCGGGCAACCAATGGAACTACTATCCGAACTCAGGCCCCCAACCGCTCCCGGTGGTCGATCCCACGGGGGTGACGTGGTGGACGTACTCGAGCGCGAACGCGGCGATGTACAACGCTCCGTCTTCGGCGTACATGCCGCCTCTTCCGGGCTCGACAGTCCCGCCAGCGTCGCTTGCGGGGACGAGCGGGTCCTGGTCGGGGAACGTGCACTCCTACTACCAGGTGTGGATTCCGACGGCCGGAATGACCGACGGTGAAATTCTCGCGATCGTTCTCCTCGGTGCGCTCGGAGTGGGTGGCGTCGCGTACCTGGTGTCGGAATGAACGGCGTAGGCTCTCCGACGGGACTCGGCATCACAGCACCGCCCGCCGCGATCAGCGGAGGGTATGTGCCCCCGACGATTCACGCACAGCCGCTCCCCGCGCCCTCGTCCACGACCCCCACGACAGCACCCGCCTCAAGTGCTCTGACCGCACCAAGCTCGGCGCTCATGGGGAGCACATACCAAGGTCCTCGCCGCGGCACGGCCACGTGGGTTTACATTCTTGGGGGTGTCGCTGCGCTCGGAGTGATGGGCGCGCTCTATTGGGCGTTCATGCAGCCGGGGAACTCGCCGAGCGCGGCGGCGTCGGAGGGCTACCCGAAATCGAATCCGATGAGGCGTCGGCGACGTCGGCGACACAGGAAGTGAACCGGGGGCTCGGCAAGGGCTTCGCTCCGTCGGCCTCGGCGGCCGCTGCGGCCATGCCGGGGGCGAAGATTCGCCAAGAGTCGCATCCGCCGGGCGTTGCGGGAACCACATTTTCTCTGAAGGAGATGGCGAAGTACATCCGCGATGGCCGGAACGACCCCAGGATGATCGGGTGGGCAGGACGTGTCTTGGTGAAGGCAGGAAAGCCGAAGAGCGTCACGGCTCAGGCGCAGGCCATCCTGGACGAGATTCGGCGCGTGACGATGTATCTCCCCGACGGTGTCAACACGGAAAGAGTGACCGCCGCTCCGGTTTCGCTTTGCCTCGACGAGCACGGTCTCTGTCTCCCCGCAGGCGACTGCGACGATCGCTGCGTGTGTTTTGGCTCGGGCACGATGGCGCTCGGCATTGAGACCATGGTGGTGGCCCAAGCCTATGACGGGAGCGGTCCCAACGTCCGAGCCACGCACGTGATCTGCGCGATTTTGGATCCGAGTACGGGCTGGCAGCGTGTCGACCCGTCGACCGACGACTTCCCGGTTGGAAAGTCGTATCCTGCGACGAAGGAGTGGTGGATGGACCCGATCACAGGCACGACAGCGTCAACCCCTGAGGGAGCGATGCAACCGCAGGCGAACCAAGAAGCCATGCGTGGCGACTTTATCGGCGTCGGTGCTGTGCCGCGCGGTCCGGTGGTCTACGGGCATCCAACGGGTCTCGGCGCCGTTCCGTTCGAGCACGCTTTCGGTGCAGTCGACGAGGGGTGCGAGCAAGGCCCCGCGGACGTAACCGCGGATCTCACGCACGGCGACTGCCGGCAGAGGTTTCCTCTCTACGCTCCGCAGCCCATCGGGGTCGGAGACATCCCGGTGTTTCCGGAGTGGGTTCGACGTGGCCGATAAGGCACCGACGATTCAAGCGGAGTCGAACCGCGTCATGTTCGAGATGGTCGACGGCAAGCTTGTGCGACTTCCGCCGTCGTACCGGACGCTTCACGATCCGACGGGCACGGCGTTGCCGAAGTGCGACGTGTTCTTTGCCCCCATCAAGCGTACTTCACAAAAGGTCGACATGGGCCGCGCGGCGCGGCGTTACTTTGGTCCTGAACATCGAGGGGTCATCGCTATTCTTCCGCGTGTGAAAGACGGACCGTGGAAGGTGATCGGGAGGGTGGCCGTGATCTACTACGCGAGGCTGGGGAAACGGGCTCCGGGCGGCTTCAATCACCCGTTCAAATCGAGACAGCCCACACTCTCGAAGTCTTCGCGTGGATATTACAAGCTTTCGCTCGGACAAGGATGCTTGGTCGACGACCGAGGATACGTGTTCCCCTAGCGGAATCGTTCACCATTCTCCGGCGCGGAAGCTCGGTCCTTCAGGAGCCGAGAGGAAGCGCCGTCTTCTTGTGTTTCGTCTTGGTAGTGCTACGCCTATGTCCGTGAAGCTCGTCGCGACCGTCAAGCTGCTCGTATCGCCCGAGGAGCGAGAGCGTCTACTCGCCACCATGCGTCGCGTGAACGAGGCGTGTTCCTGGCTGGCCGAGCGGGCATTTGAGCTTCAGTCCGCCGACAAGCTCCGGCTGCAAAAGCTCTACTATCAGGACCTGCGCAACCACTTCGGCCTGTCCTCGCAGCACGCCGTGCGGACCATATCGAAGGTCTGCGAGGTCTACCGTCGCGACAAGTCCAGGCGCTACACCTTCAAGCCGCTTGGCGCCATCGCCTACGACCAGCGCATCTACACGTTCAAAAACGGCCTCGACCGCGTGAGCCTTCTCGCACTCGACGGGCGCATCGTCGTGCCGTGCGCCGTCGGCGCCTACCATCGCGCTCGTCTCGAAGGTGTGCGTGGCCAAGCCGACCTAGTGTGCCGCAAAGGCAAACTATTCCTCTTCGTGACCGTCGATGTTCCCGACGGCTCGCCCATTGATCCAGAGGGCTGGCTCGGCGTCGACCTCGGCATCCGCAACCTTGCCTTCGACTCGGACGGTGAGGCCCACTCCGGCGAGCAAACGCTCGCATTGCGATCTCGTATCTCCAGGCTTCGCGCCGGTCTCCAGTCGGTCGGCACCAAGAGCGCCAAACGACATCTCCGAAAGCTCCGAAGGAGGGAGCGGAGCTTCCACGCCCACACCAATCACGTCATCAGCAAGTCGATCGTACGCAAAGCCAAAGACACCGGACGAGGCATCGCTCTTGAGGATCTCAAGGGCATCCGAGACCGGGTAACCGTTCGAAGGGCCCAGCGCTCGACGCTGCATTCGTGGTCGTTCTTCCAGTTGCGCTCGTTCATCACCTACAAAGCCACGCTCTCTGGCGTGACTCTCGTGGCCGTGGACCCTCGCAACACGAGCCGAACGTGCCCTGAGTGCGGCAACATCGACAAGGCGAACCGCCGCTCGCAAGCGGAGTTCGTCTGTACCGGATGCGGCTTTGCTTCGCACGCCGATTGGGTAGGCGCGCGCAACATCATCCAGGGGACCAGTAATCGCCCCCATAGGATCGGCTGTCAGGCTGGGTATCGAGCATGTTCCGTCGAGTCCTCAGCTATGCCAGGTCCAAAGCTCCGCCCTTTAGGGCGGGGTTGATTACTTGACCCAGTAGCCTGGCATGACCTCGGTGTAGCCGGATCCTCCGGTCGGCGAGACCATGCGTGTCGCGAAGCTCTTTGGACCGACCATGGTCGGAGAACTCGGAATCCAAACCCACGCAGACTGGTTCTGTTTGCCGTTGAAGTAGTTTGTTCGCTTCACCCAGTTTCCTGCTCCCGCCTGCGGGTTGAAGTTCGGACGGTTCGGAGCGGCATACCAGCACCAGAGGACGGTGGAAAACGCGATCGAAGTGCGCTGTGCAGTCGCAGGACTGCGCGGAGCATCCCCCACCCCTACGTTCCCTCGTCCCGCGCCTTGGCCTTGATGCAAAGAGCCTGGCGTTTCTTGCTCGAATCCGAGACGGGTGGGCGGAAGAAGATGCTGCGGGAACGCGAAGTCTTTGCGCATGAAGAGCACTCTATTCCGGCGTGGTATCGTCAGCAATATGAAGCGCCGTGGCGACGACTACGTAGATCGCATGAACAGGTTTCGCGCCGGAGAACCGTCCGGTATTGCAAACAGTGAAACTTGTATTGCAAAGCAAACTGATTCTTACGGTATTGCACGTAAGACGTCTCGACGAAAGAAGCGAAGGCCCTCCGCTTCGCTTTCGCCCGAGAAAACAAGCGCGCGCCGCAAAACAAGGCACGTCGTTGCAATACATCGTAAGCACCCCAGAAAGCGCTCTTCCAGAGGTTTGACGGGGCGATCTCAGGCGGGTACGGTCACGGAGTTATCCCAACAGGAGACTCGTTACATGCCGAAGTCGCGTCGCAAGTCCAGGGCTGCAAGGGGCCGTAAGCGAGACGCCAAGGGACACTTCGTAAAATCTTCCGTTGCGGCGCCCAAGCGGCGCAGGCGGAGAGCACGTCGGTCGGCCGAGGCAACGGTGGCCGCCCCGAAGCGTCGACGAAGGACACGAAGGAATCCCTGGTACAAGCAACCGCGTCGGCACGCGAAGGCTGCGAAGAAGGGCTGGAGGAAGCGTCGCCGCACGCACGCGAAGCGTCGTCATGCCGCTCCGGCACGTCGGCGTCGCCGCGTGACACGAAAGAGCCGCACGATCATCGCCACCGGGCGAGGGCGTGCGCGCCGTCGGGGCTCACGTCGTTCGACCCCGATCAACATCAAGGTGTCCTTGGCTCCGAAGCGGAGGAAGGCGTCGCGAAAACGTCGCGCTTCTCCGAAGCGTCGCCATCACGCGCGCCGTCATCGTCACGCGCATTACACGCCGGCGTCGCATCAGCTCGCCGCGGATTCGTACGCGCTGTCGAACCCGCTCTCAGGTGGAGAGCTCGTCCTTCTCGCGCTGACGGGAACGATCGGGTACGGCGTGGCCGATTTCGTCGGTCGCTACATGGAGACGACCGCAACGTCGGGCGGAGCCGCGAACAGCGTCCCGACCGGCGCCACGGTGGCCAACGACGTGGCCACCACCGGTTGGCCCTCGTGGCAGGCTGGCCTGAGCCAGCTTGGCATCGCGGCGGTTCCGATCATCGGCGCATCTTTCGTGGACTCGCCGTGGGGTCGTGCTTCGCTCCAGGGCTTTGGCCTCGGCGCAGGGGCGGCTCTCTTCGGCAACCTGTTCCGAAACGCGATGGCGTCGCTCATCGGGAGCACCGCTCTCGGTCAGCAGCTCTATCTCGCCGAGTACGAAGCCCAGGCTCAGATGGGCACGGGCACGGCGGCCACGACCACCACGGGCCTTTCGGGTGTCCCGCGCGGTCGTCGGATGGTCCAAAAGGGCGTTGGAACGGCGGTCGCTTCGATGGTGCCCGGCAACGTGCCGAGCACGGTCGTGGTGCCTCGGATTTCGCAGCCGGTGACCCGGAATCCGGTCGCACCGTCCTCGAACATCCCGTCCTACAACGCAAGCACGCCTCCCGGCACGTCCCTCCAGATGCCGCCTGGCATCGTGACGAACGGCGGGGACGTGGTCGCCTCCCCTCCTCCCGGCACGCCGATTCCCGGCGGCGCTCAGGCGGGAGCCTCCTGTGCACCTTGCTCGTCAACGATGGGCGGGATCGCGGGGACCTACGACACGGCCGTGAACGCGATTCGTGACGAGTCCTGCCTCGGGAAGATTCCCGGGGGCTTCTACGGGATGTTCCCGGAGAACTGATTTCCAGAGAGAGCTGATTTCCAGAGAAAACGTCGAGGGTTCTCTATTGGGGCCCTCCAGGAGAGACACATGTACAAGCAAGCCAGCAGCCGATCGATGCAGGGTCACCCGAGCCGCCAGATTGGCCTTGGGCAAGCGCCGAGCGACAACGTCGTCAACAGCGTTCTGTCGTGCGGATTCACGCAAGTCCCCGTCATCGAGTACGTGACGTGGACGCTCGACTTGCCCGTCCCGGACGCGGCGATCGACGCGACCTTCGGCGACGAGATCGACGTCCTCCAGAACCCCAAGTCGGTCGCCGGCGTCGAGGACGTGGACTCAAGCTTTGTCATCAACGGCATTCTCCAAGTCGACATGCTCGTCATCGGGTTCGGCGTGCACGGCTTCGCGGAGCCCACGAACGGCGCCCAGATCGGCAACTACGTCAACCCGGCTCCCACGGCCGGCGCCGTGAACCCGTCCCCCGACAGCTACACCCAGAACGACGTCATCAACGGCGCGCTCGGCGCGGACATCGGCACGGGAGGTGTGGCGGGTTCCTCGACGATCACCCCCGCGGTGCTCGAGTGGGGCGTCTGCGCGCAGAACGCGCTCTGGCACCTCATGAACGCGTACCAGTTCCAGTGGATCATGCAGCAGCGTTACCTGCTCATCAACGAGCTCGCGGCGGATGTGGCCTACTTCGGAAGCTACGCCGAGGCGGTTGCTGCGGGTTCCTCGAGCGCGGCGTTCCAGCGCCTCGTGCGACGCGTGAACAACAAGTACGCGTCTCTCGGCGCCCCGGGCGCGTTCCTTCCGATCAACGCCCAGCGCATCGGAAGCACGACGACCCTGACGACCACCAACAAGGGCATGTTCCACCCGACGCGAGCCTACGATCTCTTGGACGAGACGATCGGCGGTCTTCGCGCGCAGGGCATGAACGGCATGCTTCAGCCGTTCCGGAAGCTCTTCAAGCCGGTCCTCCTCGAGAAAGGCATTCCGATCGGCATGCTGCTCCGCCAGCAGGACCAGTACCACGCGACGCTCATGCAGCAGTACCTGTCGCAGTCGGATTCTCTCGGCGGGACCGTGTCGACCATCTCGGTCGGCCCGACCACGAGCGGCCTGACCTCGACGACGGCCAACGAGTTCCTGGAGCTCACCTTGGATGCGACCCCGCTCGCGGTGCCGCAGCAAGTCCAGACCGACCGAGTCCTCCTGAAGGGCGGCGCGCTGCAACTCGCCATCCTCATCAAGGGCTTCGAGGTGTGGGGCCCCTGGAAGCAGTATATCCTGAACAACCTCGTCCCGGCGGGCGCGGTCGGAACCGCGGCTTCGGCCGGATCGGCGGGCTGAGGCGCTTAGGACCCGAGGGAATCCGCTCCTCCTTGGCGGATTCCCTCGGAGTTCTTCTCAAGGAGCTTCTGGAGACCCATGACGACCGCCAATCAACAGCCTCGCCCGGTAGACATCGAAAGACTCGCGATGGTCGACCCGATCGCGGCCTACGGCATCGTCCTCGGGATTCCACAGATTCCACTGAGCATGAACTGCTCGGCTTCGTTCTCCTCGTTCGCGCTCGACCAGCAGCCCGTGGAGGGAGACCTGGACACGACGATCGCCCAGAGGACCTGGGTCGACAACATCCAGTTTTCGCTCCAGCTCCCGAACGTCTTCGCGAACGACGTGTTCCAGAGTCAGTACGTGGCGATGCTCAAGCAGTCGCCTGGCATTTCGATCCAGATGATCGTCCAGGGGGGGCCTCGCTACCTCGTGTCGCCGGAGTTCACTCCGCTCGAAAACTTCGTGAACGTCCTCAACGGGACGCGCTGGACTTCTGGATGGCCGCTCTTCAAGCAGCAGAGCATCCAGGTGTTCTTTCAGCTCACGCAAGCGCCGTCGGGGTTGTCGCCAAACGCTCCGCCCTACAACGTGACGCTGACGTTCAACTGTTGGCAATTTTTGGATCACACAGTGGACGAGGTCAGCGTCGACGTGGCTGCCCGCAAACTCCGTGACCTAGGCTTCTTCGTACCCAAGGCCGTAGAGTGCCCCTGAACGGAGGCACCCCTTGCGTAGAGGTCGATCAGAGCTTGTCACCGTAGGTCAGAACCCGAATCTCCAGCTCGTTGGCTCCGGGCCAGAAGGGGGGCCGTACGACCTCGGCCTGATGATCGGGCCGAATGGCGGCGCGCGCATTCGGCAGACGTTTCTCCTGGCAACCAAGACCTTCGGCGCGCACACGCGCGGGTACTTGAGAGGTCTGCGGCAGTACTTGACGATTGGTACCTACCTGCCTGTCTCGGGGACCGCGCAAGGGTACCTGCTCGAGACGCCGGTGGTCACGCCGACGTGGAAGTTTTCGGACGGGAACGTGATGTGGATGCTCCGGAAGATTCCGGGATCCAAGAGCCACTTCACGCCGAACGCGAGCAACGGTCCTGGCATTTCGTTCCGCACCGCAAACACTCCCTCGCTCCTCTTCGAGACGGTCACGGGGAATCCTCCGTACGTGACCTCGACCCCGCCCTACGGCGGAAGGCCTCCGGGCAACATTCTCGTGCCCGAGCTTGGAAGGTTTTTCGACCTCCGTTCGTCCTGGGCAGAGCCCCTCGAGCTCGACATTGAGATCTCGGGGCCTTGCACGATTGCGTTTTTCGCGAGCGTTCAGCAGACGATCCCGATCTCCGCCGGCGGGACGCAAATCGTCCCCCCGGCCACTCCGGTCATTTCCACGATCGCGGGAGCGGCGCCTGAGGACGCGTTTCTCCAGACCTACTCCTCGAGCGGCACGCCCGTGAGCTACATTCGCATTGCGGGTGCGCTCCAATTCGAGTACGTCGACTTCGCGCCGAGTGGCATGCCGAAGACCTACCGCTCCGCGTCGGTCGGGGATCGGCTCACGAGCGACCGCGCGGTCACGGGAGACAACGAGATCCGGCAGAGCGGCGCGATCACGAGCGGCACGGGCGTGCCGATCGATTGCGAAGGCGGAAAGAAATGAACGACCGGATCTTCTCTCCGCACCTTCTCGTCGGGCTTGGCTCCTCCACGCCTCCGTCAAGCGCTCTGGCGCCGCCCTCGCCTCCCCCTGAAGAGAAAGAGGCGTGCTGTTCGGAGTGCGCCGAGAGTGGCGGATCGTGCGGTTCGAAATCGACCGCGTTTCTGCCGGGACAAAACTCCAGCTTCCCTATCGGATTCGGTCAGACGCCGACGACCACGATCGTTCAGGACGCCGCGACGGCATGGGCGGTGCCGTTGACCATCGGCGCGATCGCGCTCGTGGCGGGCTTCGGACTCGCGTACGTGATTGCGGGGAACAAGTGAACGTCTTCGACCGCAACCTGGTGGGCTTTGGGCAGCCCGCGAGCTCGCTCAACGGGTCCGATGGGTCGGACGGGAGTGACACCGACACGGGCGGGAATAGCCTCCTCCAGTCCGGTGGAAACACGACGCTCGTCGGGAGTGGCACGAGCACGTCGGGAGGGGATGGGTCTTCCTCGAGCGGGGACGATTCAAGCTCGCTCGCGTCCATCGCGACGACAGCGGAGGACAACTGGCCGTGGGTGGTTGGAGGTGTGGCGGTCGTCGCGGGGGTCGCGGCCATCGCGTACTTTGCGCACAGGAAGGCGACGAAGCGATGAATGTCTTCGACCGAAATTTGATTGGCCTCGGCCAAAACTACCTATGGGAGAAGTACCCTGGGGAGATCGCTCCTCTTGGCGCCACCGTCGTGGACGGAATGGCGGCCTTCCAGCCCGCGCACACAAGCACGGTCGGGCTTGGGCACACGGGACTTTCTGGATGCCCGGCGTGTGAGCGCGCACGGGGGATGGGCCAGACGGACCCAACGACGACGCCGCCTTCGACGACGGGCGGAGCGCCGCTCCCGACACCGCCCTCGGCGGTCGACACGACGTCCTCGGCTCCGGTCCCCTCGGGGACCAACTCCTCCTCAACGAACATCCCGCTTCTCGTCACAGGCATTGCTGCTGTAGCTCTCGGCCTTGGAGGTATCGCGTGGCTCGCTCACAATCGCACGACGGCGGGATGAGATGTCCTGCTCCGCACACCCGGTTGTTGACGAGATCTCTCTTGCGCTGTGGATGAGCTCGACCATGCCGCCCGAACTCCCTGCCCCGCCCGATCCCCGCACCCTTCAGGGGATTGGTGCGGCCATCTCCGAACTCTCGAGACAAGCCAAGGATGGTTTCGAAGGTCTGCGCCGTGACGTCAAGGGGGTCCGCGAAGACGTGCTCGAGGTCCGCGAAGAGCTGCGCGACGTGCGGAAAGAGCAAATGCGCGCAGACATCCGGATGGACAAGGTCGAAGAGCGCCTTGAAATTGTAGAGGAGTCCCCGGCGAAGACCGAGGCCTCCGAAACCGCGGCCCGAGCCGCCGAGGCGGTTGCGCAGGCTGCGGCGGAGGCGGCGAGGTCGGTGGCGAGCGCGGCTTCTCTCGCGCTCAAGCAAGAGCGACGGGAGCGACAAGCGGAGCGACCCAGTAAGATCTCTCTCGAGACGGCGAGCAAGGTCGTTCTGAACTCGATGCCTCCGCCGAAGTACGATCTCGGCGTGCAGATCTCGGACTCGGGCGTTCACATGAAAATGCCGACGGATGAGTACAAGCGTCTCGTGACGCAGAACCAAGCCGCGGCAGCTCTTCGGCGCGAGAAGTGGGTCCTTCACAAGGGCTCCGTGCTTTTGATGATCGTCGCCTCTGCGTTTTTGGGAGGGGCTGCCAAGTCGTGCGCTTCGGCGCTGGTGCATTCGCACGTGGAGAATCGACCATGAACCGAGCTCTTTTGGCTACCGTTGCTCTCCTCGCCGCCGAAGGCATCTATCGTCCCGTGGGAGGAGGTGGGGGTGGCAGCGGGATCACGCAGCTCACAGGGGACGTCACTGCGGGACCTGGTTCCGGTGCGGTTCCGGCAACCGTGGCTCGAATCAACGGGGCGACGGTGCCCGCGGCAGGTGCGCTGACGACAGGCAACGTGCTCCAGGTGACGGGCACGAGCGCTCTCGGCTATGCGGCCGTCAATCTCGCAGGGGGGGCGGGTTACATCACGGGCAACCTCCCCGTCACCAACATCGCCCCGGCGGGAACGAACGGATTTGTTCTCACGACCACCGGGGGCGTGACGGGGTGGGCCGCAGCTACGGGCGGAAGCGGCATTACGGCACTCACCGGAGACGTGACAGCCTCCGGGACAGGATCGGTGGCTGCAACGGTCGTACGCCTCACGGGCACAGGAGGCGTGGTCACGGTCCCCACGGCCACACTGAACTTCGGCACGAACCCCTCTACGACGGGGGCCATCAACCTCGCCAACGGAACAGGCATCTACCAGAGAAACGCGGCAAACACCGCCGACATCCGCTTCCTGGACATGGACACGGTCAACGAGATCCTCATCGGGGATTACGGCGCCGCCAACGTGACTCTCGTCTCGAATTCGGGGCTCGTCGTCGATACCGCTTCGGGAGGTGTGTTCTCGTATGAGGGGACGACGCTGTCGACAAGCGCCGGAAACGCCGCTTTCAACGGAACAGGCTCTTTTGGAGGAGGTTCTGGCGTTATCGGTCTTCTGACCGCCGCGACTCAACCCACAACACTCCCGGCGGGACTTGTGCTCGCCGAGGGAGCAACAGGGCTTTTTGCCTATCAACCCGGAAACTCGTTCAATCGGCGGTCCTTCTGTCCTGTCCCCCAAGGAACCGCAGCCTCGCAAGCCGCAACCGTGGTGGACTTTTTCGGTTTTGCTTCGACGACGACGGGCGCGACGACCACGACCATCGTGACGATTCCTTTGCCCGGGTCCAGCAACTCTATTGGGATGATCGTGACGGCCGTCGGCCGGCAAACCTCGGGGACCGTGGGCGCAACGACTGTCATCTCCCAGACGGTCGGATTCAAGAACATCGCCGGCACCGTCACGGCCTTGACGACTCAGGGCACGGCCACCGTGGCGTTCGATACGGGCTTCACGGGCGGCTCAATCGGGTACGCGATCTCGGGTACGAATGTGGAAATTCAAGTGAATCAAGGGGGAACTGCGGCTGGCAATGCGGATTGGACTTGTTACGTCACGGCGTGCGTGTACAACTGAACGCAGCCATGCACTACGTTCAAATACCCGCCTCGATTCGACTCCGCGACCAAGTTTCTAAGGTCGAAGGTGAGACGGTGTCCTTCCAGCGCTACGCGCACGATCTCTGGCTCAATGACGCGCGGTGGGAGACACCCAAGACGAACCTTCTTCGACTCATGGTCGTCCTTCCCCTCCTCGGAAGAGCGCCCGGCGAATGGGTCGAACTCGAGGATCAGGACTGGGTCATCCTGAAGAGCATCATCGACATGCCGGGTGTCGGATCCGGGGGGGCTCCTACCCTGTATTCACCTCTCGTTCAGATTCAGGTGGGTCCGACGTTCGAGCGGGCTATCCTGGACTCACCGACCAAAGACCCTCGAGCGGTGTTGAACGGAGCAAAGGAAGACCATGGCCAAGCATAGCGGCATCCAGCGACGCAATCGTTTTCAGGCTTCTCTTCTCGCGAACGAGGCGGGCTACCGAGCGCTTCAGTCGACACTCTCGACGAGCAAGAAGATTGCCGGCGTGACCGCGGCCGGTCTTCAGGGGCCTGGAGTGCAGTCGCTCGCGAAGGTGGCCGGAGCGCTCAACGCGATCGGATTCGCCGCTCAGTAATCTTGATTTCAAGGGTATTGCAAACTCCTCCTGGAGGAGTTACCGTTCGGGGATGTTCGACGTCAACGAGTGGTGGCACGTCCTTACCAACGGCAAAGAGTTCGTGGGCAAAGCCGATGGGAAGAAGCTCTCCGACGTCCAGGAGTGCATCACCCAGACCGGCATAGTTCAGGATGCGCAGGGGCGTGCGCGTCCACACAAGGTCGTGATGACTTTCCCCGCACGTGTCCGAACGCTCGACATCCCTGTGGGTGCGCTTTGGATTTCGATCGCGGCCTACAACGACAAAAACGAATGGGCGAAGACCATCGAGTCAACCGAACGTCTCGCTCTCGAGCAAAGAGCGCAGGAGTCTGGACTTCAGATCGTTCGAGGGCACTGATGCCGCCGCCGCGTCTCCCGCCGATGGCCGAACGGTTCGCGCGCTCGCTCACGCAGCAGCTCGCCGAAATCCTCACGAACGCGCTGGCAGGGGCTCTGGATGACGGTCTTGAACGCGTGGAGGATAAGGTTCAGGAGGGCCTCGGACGCATCAAAAGAGCCCGTGGAGTTGCGCAGAAGAGAGCCCGTCGCGGGCGGGTGACGTCGCGCGCGAGGTGAAGTAAGCTCGTCCCTATGCCGGACGTGCTGGCCCGACGGGCAAAGGTGATTGCAGACGAGGCCCTTCTCCGTGCCGTCCATGGCGGAGGAGGTGGGGGCGGCGGCATCACGCAACTCACGGGAGATGTCACGGCGGGTCCCGGCTCGGGTGCAGTTGCGGCCATAGTGGCTCGAGCCAACGGGGCGACGATTCCGGCGGCGGGCGGACTCACTCCAGGCAACGTTCTTCAAGTTACCGGAGCGAGCGCGCTCGGGTATGCGCCGGTCAACTTGGCTTCCGCGGCCTCTGTTACAGGGCTTCTTCCGGTCGCGAACATCGCGCCAGCGGGAACGAACGGGTTCATTCTCACAACGACAGGTGGCGTGGCCGTATGGGCCGCCAATGGAGGCGGATCCGATCTCACCCCGCGCGTGACGGTCAATCATGGGAACTCTCCTTTTACGGCCCTTCCTGGATACCGGCACATTGTCGACGAGTCTGAAGGCGCCGTAACGATCAACCTTCCTTTGGGATCTCCGGCGGGGACAGACATCGCGATCAAAATCCTCACAGGACCCACGACGAACGGGCTAACCGTAAATGCCCCCTCTGGAGGAACCGTCGAACAGTCACTCGAGGAGGCGGGGAGCGGTGGGGTTTACGCATCCTCGGCAACGTTCACCTCCGCGCAGGACATCGGAACCTCATTCACGTGGGAGTGTGATGGGTCCAACAATTGGGAGGCCGTCTGATGCGTTTGCTTTGGATTTTCCTTCTGGCTTTCGTTTCGGCATGTTCGGCGCGCAGCATCCCCGTGCCTGCACCCGAGACCAAAGACGCCACAGTAGTGGTAGAGCCTCCGCCTCCGACCGTTCCAGGACGTCTCCTTGGAGCAAACGGGAATTTTGCATTTCCCATCGGCCCCGCCTCTCTGAGCGGATTCGACGCCGGAACATACCCCAACCCGATCATCCCCGAAGGCTCGCAAGGTACGTTTTACCCAGGATCAGTCTCGAATCTTGTCGACCAGAACTCGCTCATCTGGGGTGACGTGACGCAGCCTGAATGGCAAGGTGTGAGTTGCTATCTCACGGGTCCTACGGGCACGCCACAACTCATTGGAGGCGCGGGGCAGAGCCCCGACGGTTCGCAGGACGCGGTCTGGGTCAACGAAGGTGCGGTCTCGTCGGGGGTGCTTGCACTCTCCCACGACGCTTTCGTCCCGACCGGCGTGACGAGTTTCAATTTCGAGATCGACGTGATGAACGCGCCTGGGGGGAGCGCAGTTAGCGTCCCCATGATCATCCTGAATTCGAATTCAGGATGCGGTGGCAATGGTGCGATAGCGACAAGCAACACGAGTACTTGCGTCACAACGAACTCATGGCAAACGTGCCGACTTGCATCGGGGACGGTGGCTCACGGCACGGCCTATACGGTTCAGATCCCGCTCAACTACTCCACCCTTGGGACTGCGGGGGCGACCTTTCTCATCGCGCGCGCGCGCATCGTACCGACCGGGTCGATTTCGCCCCCGCTCTTTCGATCCCCTGAGTCCTCACCCGCCGGAAGCTTCTATCGCTACGAAGCGAGCCCTGTTCTTTGGGACAACATCCACTCGGATTTTGTTGGGGTTGGCGGAGTGGGCGGAGTCGGCCTGGCTCCCTTCCGGCAGTACTTGTTTCAGAGCCCATTTGCCCGGATGGTCTTCCAATCCAACGGACAGACTCAGGTCGGTCTAGAGGTTTTGAACGCGGGACTCACGAGTACGCCCAACCAACAAGTGGGCGTCAATGTGAACGGACGTCCGTACGCGAGCTTTGTCGGCGCGACGTCGCCCATGGTCGAGGACGCTACAACCCTGACGCTTCCCTCGGGGAACAACGAGATCGAATTCGTCGGCGGCGAACAAGGTTACATCGGGCTCGGAATCTATCCAGAGAGCGCCGGCATCAGCGGTGAGTTCGTCCGAGCGGCCTACTCGACCACACCTCTCACGGTGCTTCCTCCGCCAAAACCCTCGCGAACCGTGGTGGTGTGGGGGGATTCGAAGGAGGCCGGGATCTGGAGCACGAATCCTCCTGCCCAGGGATTTCCGGTTCTGTTGAGGCAGATGCTTGGTGGTCAAACGAGCACGGTCATCGAGGCCGTCGGGTCGAGCACCCTGAACAACGACACCAACACTCCAGCGCTTATCACCCAACTCGCTCAGCGCATGGCCCGTGCGCGACCAGACATTCTTCTGTCGGTCATCGGCCGCAACGACTGGGCCGATTCCACGATGACACCCACCGTCTTTACAGCAACACTCGAGGCAGCATGGGATGCCATTCACGCAGCCACTCCAAGCACGCAGATCGTGGCCGTCACCTGGTGGCTCGAGTCCGTTGCACAAGAGTCCTCGACGATCAGTGGGTTCACGCTCGCAAACTTTCGTGCGGCGGAGCAGAACGCGTGCACGGCGAGGCCTACCTACTGCGTGTTCATGAACGCATCGACGGGGATTCCAAACTGGAATCAAGCCTCGGGAGCTGGATCTAGCCTCTACACCGACGGCGTCCACCCCTCGAACTACGGATCGGGACAAGCCGCCAGCTACGTAGGTCTTCAGGTCTCGCATCTTCTGCCTGCATCGTCTTCGCTTCAGAGCTGGTACCCAGCGGAAACGGCCCAGACATGCTTGGTTCAGGCGCAGAACGTCGCGGCGGGGAGCCACGATCTTTGCATCTACGCAACCGATCAGGCGAATGTCATCTACTACGGAGACCAGTACAACAACGGCGTCTACATCAACTCGAGCGCGAGTGTCACGCTTGGCATTCCTGGCGCCGACGCTCTTACACTTGTCCGCGGGACGGGCGGAGGGACGCTGGAATTTACGGGAAACATTTTCCAGTTTTCGAACGTCGCAGCCTCGGCGAACGCAATCGTCAACCAGAGTCAGCCCATCACCGATATCCCAGCAACTCCACTGACGGTTCAGGCGCAAGGAGCTTCGACAGGGGCTGTCACCAATGTAGTGGGAGGGGTCACGCAAGTCTTGGCCGGGCAGGGGACCACGCCCGCGAACAACGGTGGCATCTTGTTGGGGTATGGGCTCCAGACAGCTCCCACGCCCTTTTTCAGTTACGGCACCGGCGGAAACGGATGGATCCCGCAGACCTCTTCACAGTCGCTCGCCACGACACCAGTCACCCTAACATCCACCGAACTCTTGACGCCCTATGTGATCTACACAGGAGCTCTCTCGGCAAACCCCACCGTCGTGAATCTACCAAACGTCGCCGGCATGTGGTTCATGGACATTTCCGCGGTCACGAACACCACGGGCAACGCCATTGAGTTCGTGAGCGGTTCGGCCACCTGCTCTACGATTCCAGGGGCTTTGACGGTCGCGAACGATCTCGTCATCGTCCATACGACGGGCGCAAACGGCATCACCTGCGGACTCCTGTGAGCACCCCCGGCATCGTCTCTTTCGGCCCCTCAGGTTCCAAGGGCTCGGTCACGGTTTCGATCGTCGAGAACCCCGAAGAGCAAGCGAAGGGTCTCAGCGGTAGGAACGGCCTACCGCCGGACAGCGGAATGCTGTTTTGGTTCGGTCTTAGGGCCGATCACGGATTCTGGATGAAGAACACCCTCTTGCCCCTCGACCTGGTGTTTCTCGACTACGACCGCGTGGTCGGTATCCTCACCTTGCAGCCCTTTGACCTGGAAGTGAGAAGGGTGGGCCGGCTCTCCACTGCCGTTCTCGAGACAGGGGCGGGGTGGTGTGCCTCGCACGGGGTGGTCGTTGGCGACAAGGTGACGATTTTCTTGACGTAGGGTAGGCTCTTCCGAACCAGGAGACACCCCCTATGGCCCGTCGACGTCGCTCCGCACACCGCCACTATGCCCGCCCGAACCCTTTGAGCGACACCGAGCTCATTGTAGGGGGACTTGTAGGGGTCGCTATCCTCAGCCTCGGCGGATATTTGGTCTACACGCACTACAACGCCCTTCCGGCCGGATCGACCGCACCGGGCGGGACGGTATCGAGCGTCTCGACCGATGCGAACGGGAACACGCTCATCAACGGGTACCCCGTTGCGTCGTCGAGCTAAGTCCTACCGGCGCAAGAACCCCTGGCCGGACACTGAGACGCTCGTCTTCGGTGCTGGGTTCGTGGCGATTTCTGCGCTTGGCATCGCGATGATCGCCGATGCGATCGGTTCGTCGGAGGACACCATGACGGATCTCGGGGACACCTCCACTCTCGCGACACTCGCCACGGTGGTTTGATGATGGCCGGGCTCGTCTTGGGGGCGCTCGCGCTCGGGCAGCTCCCGCCCGCGGAGGATGCGCCCCAGGGGCTCGGAACCATCCCGGTCGAGCCGCACGTCTATGGACAGTGGCCTTTCGAAGGTTTCCCCGAACAAGTCGTGCTGAACGGGCGGACGTTCAATCTCGCGAAATGGTCCTGGCCGCTCTACAGCGGCGTGCAGCAGCAATACCGCGAGGCGGTGCCGACGAACTCGCAGCACCTGATGATTTACGACGATCTCTCGTACGACGTTCAGCACATGGACGAGATCAACCCGGACGCGGGGAACCCCCTTCAGCACGCGGTCGTCGACGCTCCCGGCGCTACCTCGGCGGCGATGGCCGCTCTTGGCTTCGCGCTTGGGCTCGTCGGGGGTATTCTGCTCCTGAGGACGCTTTGAAGAGCTACCGGCGCAAAAACCCCTACGAGCGGGCGAACCTCTCCGGCGTCGATCTCGCCGAGGAGGATCTCATCCTGATCGGTGTTGGCGTGACGGTCGTCGGCGTTGTCGGGTACCTCCTGGTGACGAAAATTCTCGAAGCGCTCCCCTCCGGCGCAGAGGTCGCCGCTGCGCTGAACAGCACGATGGGTGGGAGCACGAACAACGGAAACGACGTCCCCCCCGGGGAAGACCCGAACGAGCCTGAGAACCAGGTGGGCTATGAGTAAGCGCCGAAAGGGCCGCCCCAATCCGCTCGACCCCAACGACTGGCTTAAGCTCGCGGTCGCGGGCGGCATCGTGTTCGCGATTGCTGTGGCCCTCTACAACAAAGCGAACGGCATCGGTGACTTCGCTCCCGAGGAGCCTTCATAATGGCCGCTCCCATCCGTTACACCGACAAGTCGACGATCACGATCGACGACAACGCCAAGACGCTGCTCATGCTCGGAGCCGTGGTGCTTGCCGGTGCAGCGACTTACCTCCTCGTGAGTCGCGTGGCGACGGCCATCTCGCCCGCGACGCTCACGCCGAGCCCGCTCCCGACGAGCGATCCGACGCCCGACCTTCCCGTCGTCCAGACCTAACGAAGTGCAAGCGCGACCGCAGCCCCCACCAGGACCGCAAAAAACGATCTGCCGTCAGCCGGTCGACCCTCGCCGCCTGCCTCGCAAACGCGCTGCTCGGATCTACGGGTTGTATGGAAGATGCCTGCCCGATCGCATGTGAAGGCTGCATGGGCAAGCGTGGCAATGGCTGGGATCGCGGCTTCCGACGGCTCCGTCAGCCACTCCTATGTGGCGGGCTCGGAGTTTTCTGTCATGACCCCACCAGTCTAATGTGCGTCGGTGTCTCTAGCTCATCGGCAGTCGCGTCGAACACCACCCCCTCGACCCGCGCGACGCCAACTAGGTGCGGACCCTCCATGAGATTCAGCTCGAAGCCCTTGCGGATCGGAGCAGCGGGCAGCGACACCAGGAACGTCAGGGCGCCGTGAAGTGGCGCGCGGCCCCCAACCACTGGCTCGCCGAAGTCGATCACGACGCTCCACGCCTCGGAATGCCCGTTCCGATCCCAGCATGCGACGGTCGAATAGCGAGAGCCCTGGAACGGCTTCTTGCGCCCACCTCGCTCGGGTTCTCGGAAATCAACGCGGACGCGCGCCCTCATGGGGACCGGACCTCTTCGATTATCGTGATCATAGCACCCTCCAACTGCGCCAGCTCGGGTTCGGTGTATCCACGGACGGGAGCTCACCCCACCAGTCGAATGTGCGTCGGTCTCGAGGGCGCGGACGGCTCTCCTACCACGTCGTACTCGCCGAAAGGTTTCCAGGCAACGACACGGCCCTTCTGCTCCCTGGCTTCTTCGCGCGCGCCTGCGATAGCCGCTTCTTTGCTCCCGAAGCTCTCCCCGAAGGGAAAGACGCTGTCGCGCGTGGTGCGGGCGCAGTCGGAGATCACCTTGAGGTAATTGGTCGCGGTCATGAGGCCTGCGCCTTCGTGTGCGTCTTCCTGGCGTGCTTGAGAGCGCCGAAGAAGACTGCGGGCTCTCCGAGTCTCTGCGCTCTCCTGCGCCCCTTCTGGAGGCGGCGACGGGCCTTTTGCATGCCGGAGAGCCTAGCAAGGTCTTGCGGATGAGAAAACGGGTCTGGTGCCCGGGAGCATAAGCCGGAGGGCCGTTGTCTTACACGGACCCCATTGCAACATCACCTAAGGGGACTAAGGTGAGAAAATGCTCGAGCGAAGTCTTGCGGCCCCGACCGTCGACCATGCTGTTCTCGCCGATGGCGATCGACTCATTCAAAGCTACCTCTTGCACCTCACAACCCCGCGATCGGTGCAAACGGGCAAAGAAAGCCTTCTCCGAGCCGCACGTGCGATTGGACTCGAGCACGCGAACCAAATTCCATGGGCCAAGCTCGATTACGACGCGTTCGTAGGTCTCAAACGGCTCTTGTCAGCCAGATACCCTCCTGCAACCGCCAATCTCACCCTCGCAGCCGTGCGTGGCGTGCTGAAAGCAGGCTGGATGCGTGGAGAGCTGCCCGAAGAGCTCTACACCAAGGCTCGCGCGGAAGGCGGCGTCCGAGGCTCGAGAGTAACGAAGGGTCGAGCGCTTACGGAAAGCGAGATTTCCAAGCTTCTCGAGACGGCAAGGCTCTTCAGGACCCCCAAAGCCGAACTCCTAAGGGCGCTCTTGCTCGTCGGAATCGGAACGGGCCTGCGAAGAGCCGAGCTTTGCTCGATTCCGCTCGCGAATGTGCACCCAACCAGCATTTTGGTCCTCGGAAAGGGCAATCGAGAGCGCGCCTGCCCCCTTGACGAGGGGACGCAAGCTGTTTTGACGGAATGGCTTTCCGCGCGGCCCGTTTGGTGGCCACATCGCATGCTGTTTGCTGCGCCGGCAGGCGGGAAACCGCTCACGCCGCGGACGCTTTGGTGGTTTTTTCGTGAGCTCGCCGGGCGATCGGGCACCGTCGAGCCGTTCGGCCCCCACGATCTGCGCCGCACGTTCGCGTCGCGTCTCCTCGACGGCCCGTTCGGACTCCGCGAAGTGCAGGTATTTATGGGGCACGCGAGCCCAGACACGACCGCACGCTACGACAAACGCGATGTCCAGAGCCTGGCGGCTCGCCGGCGAGCCTTCGGGATCCTGCCGCAAACCTAAGGTTTTCGCGGTCTTTGCGGGGTAAACGGGCCGGCGGCCCACAAATGACCCACATGCGCCCCACAACGGGCCGCGCGGCGCCACCCCTGCGCCCGCGAGCAGGGGTTCTTGCCGATAGAGACGTGAAAGAGACGCAACGGAGACGCGAATGAGACTTGAAAAACCACAAGACATGTGATCCGACCATTGCCCTGCCCCAGACCTACCCATACCGATGGCTCTTTTCGGGCGCCCTTGTGGCCTAAGTCGTTGAGACCCATTCACTTGTCCACAGGCTTATGGAGAGCTTGTGGAGAAAAAACTTGGCAAGGCCACTTGCGTGTCTCACCGGTGAGACACATGATGGTGGGTGCGAGGGCAGGAGCCCTCCAAGAAAAGGTCAAACCCATGTCCTCCGTGGAACTCGACATGCTCGCAGTCATCGCGCGCATGGGGGCCCTCCGGCTCCGTCTAACGCCCAAGCCGCATGCCGCGACGCAAAGGGACTTGGGCCTCTTGACTTGTATTACGGGTGAGACTAGGTTCTTCTCTTCTGCCACTCACAAAAGGTCAAACGAATGAGAAACGAAAAAGAAAAACTCGTCTACTTCGTCAACTTTCACGTTCCGGACGACCACCCCCAAGCTCACGGGGGTGCCATGGGTGACGGTTCTTTCACGTCGTACTCCGCAATGGCCGGCCGGGTCGGCCGGGTGGCGTACTTCCGGACCGCAAGCGAGGCAAAGGCCTTTGCTCTGGATCGGCTGTACTACAGCCCCTCGGAGGTGAAGGAGATCAAGGTCCCCCGCCGACTAGCTCAGAGATGGGGTGTCCCCCAAGCTCACGGGGGTGCCATGACGACGGTAGATCTGGCGATGAGCGTGGACGAGTCGGAGATCGACAGCCTGATGGCGGCTGCGGGGCAGGCGGGGGACAGGGCGCAGGTGGCGATCTGCCTCGTGGCCCTCGGCCGCGACGGCGACGACTGCGACGACTGGGAGCGCGAATGCATCGAGGAGAATCGCGAGGCCCTGGAGCGCAAGGGTATCATCCCTGAGCACGTGGATGCCGACGTCAGGGCGCAGGCCGAGTGCGCGCGTGTCATCGGGCGGGGGCACTCGTAAGCCGCGCGCCGCCGAGCGAGGCTCGCAGCCTCTTGACTTGTATTACGGGTGAGACTAGGTTCTCTTCTGCCACTGCCACACTCACGAAAGGTCAAAAAAACATGTTCACGATCCAAGCGGGGAACACGTCCGAAACGTGCACTCAAGCCGACATGCTCGCAACGTGCGAGAAACTCTCTACCCTCGGGCCTCTCACGATCTTCGAGAATGAACGCTGCATCCTCCGCGATGGCCGGCCCCCCTCTCAGCCAGGGGCGACCGAGCCCGTCTACTCCACGTTCGGGACACAGGTCATCGACGATACGGCCCGTACGCGTATCGAGAAGCAGCACGACAAGCTTCGTTCCGCGGGGGTGAATGTCGACGCGAGCGAGCAATTTTACTCGACGGGCACGCGCATGGCGCGAGAGGGCTACGGTTTGCAGGCCCAACGCAAGGCGGAACATGACGCGGCAAGGCCGATCCGCGAGGCGGGTGAGGCTCTCCGCGCCGAGGTCCTTGGCGAGAGTCGAGAGGACAAGATCGTGACCGCGGCTGAAGTAGGACGAGCGATCGCCGTCAACGGCAAGATCTCGGCGTTCGGGCTCCACTTGACAGAGCAGGCGATCCGAGGGCTCGCTACGCGGCTCGAGTCCCCCATGCTCGGTTACGTGTTAGGGCTCCACGGGCGCATCATCGCCGAACGTGCCAAGGGCGACGCCGCGGACAAATCAGCCATGCAGGCCGACAAGGCCAAGATCGCGGATATCCTCGCCCACGAGTGTGCTCGCGCGGGCGATGTCAGGGTCAAGCTTCGTACGCGGGCGAGCGTGGGTGACGTCTTTGCCGTGGTCTCCCCCACCTACGCGTCCGCGGACGCACCCGAGGTCCTCGCAGAAGTGCTCCAAGATCTTCCCCGAGACGCGAAAGGCACCTACTCTTACGACCCGGGCACAACGGCATGGGAGCTTCGCGCCGATGTTTGGACGCCAACCCCCGTGGAGGAGCACGCGGTAGGCGAAGCTTTCAGCGGCTACGTGTCGTTTCAGAGCCGCGATGACGGTGGATCGTCTTTCCGTGGGGGCGGAGGGGTACTCCTTCTCCGTTGCCTGAACGCGTCGACCTACACCGCGCAATCCTCGACCGTTCGGAGGGTTCACCGCGGCGCGATCATGTTCGACATTGACGCCATGGTGCGCGGCGCGACCCAAGCAATTCAGGCTCTCTGCAAGGCGTGGGGCACGAATCGCACCGAAGAGATCCCGCTACCGAGCGATTCGGTCCCGTTGTCGGTCGCGATTCCAGGGTTCTACTCGTGGCTACTTCGCGATCGGTCCTCTGAGCTCGCTGGGGTCCTCCCTGGGCGTTCGGCGGAGCACGCCAAAGGCCTCACGGAAGCCTTTTTCGCGGAGCGACGCGAGCCTGACAAGCTCGTCCGTAGCGACTTCGCCCAAGGGTGGACGCGCTACATCCAAGACCAACCCACGGCCATTCGGCGCGATGCGGAGTCTGCAATAGGTTCGTGGCTCGTTCGCCACGCATCCGTGGGGTGCGCCCTTCCGAAGGCCTAGCCTCGACCCTTGCCGGGTTTCGACTGCGGCAAGGGTCGGCGCTACGCCGAGAAAAGGACTCTTCCCATGACGACTCCTCCTGACATGCTCGAACGGCTCTCGACCCTCGCCGCGCAACGCACCGCGAGAACCGAAACCGTAGTGGACCTCGTCCATGCGCTTCTGGCGCGGCTCGAAAAGGTATGCGAGGAAGGCGACTGGTGCGAGATTGCCGGGCACACCCTCACCCTCGTCCGCCTTCGATCGAACGTCGGAACGGAGACGTTTTGGCTCTACGAATCCGACGACGACACCTGTTACCTGGACGCGCGCGTAGGCTTTGACGGCTACTTGCACGGGGACTTTTCCGTTTCAATCCACGGCCCCTCGCGCGCGCAAATCCTAAGCTTCGCCTCGCGCGCTTCTGGCTTCGTGTCGCGGCTCGTGGAGCTTCACGCGGACGACGTGGGGAAGCTCGACAAGGCGATCGCCGAGGTCAAGGCCGCGGCGGGAGCCATCGGCGAAGGGACGGTGACGCCATGATGATCTGCGACAGCGACGGCCAGGCGATTACGGACGGCGTCTCGGAGGCTGAGGTATGGGCGATCGCTCAGCGAATGGCCACCGAACGCCGCGAATCGGTGTACGTGAGCGACGGAACTGAGAACGGCGAAGAGACGGAGGTGACCCCATGAACCTTACCACCCTACGCGACACGAGGGTCCGAGCGATGACCCTCGGCGAGCATCCGTGGACGGAGGAGATCGTCCGTCTTTTCGACGACCTGGAGGACGAGATCATCGCGGTGTTTCGCTGCTGTCGGCCTCAGGCACCTGGAAAAAAGCAGAGGAAGAACGTGATCAGCTCCAGAGTGAGCTGGACTTCATCGACAAGGGCTCGGAGGACAAGCCGGAGAGCATGCTAAACGGCTTTCTCACATCAAGAGGCGCGCAACATTGCGCTGACCTGGTTCAACCCAAGGGAGCGCCGTAGTCGAGCATTCGAGGCCTCGTGCCTCGAATCCTGCCCGTGTGGTTACTTGACCTTTCACACGCGGGCAGGATTCGGTGCATGAGAAAAAAGAGAGGAGTGGTTCATGAGTCTTCACGAACGAATCGCGGGCTGGACCGTCGAAGAAACGCGGTCCTTCTCGCTTGCCTCTCTTCGCGTCCAAAGCTCGTGGCTCGAGCCATGATCACTCTCCTCTACGCGGCGATCGAACCCCTCCCCGATAGTTTTGGCCTAGTCTGGGGGCTCGGCACGGATGCCGAAAGCGCCCGAAAGGACGCGCGCAAAGAAGGCTGCAAGCACGAAGGTCTCGAGATCTTCCCCGTCACGCTCGACCAAGCCAAGCGCATCGCCAACGGCGAGCGTCTTTGGCCTATCCTTCAGAGCTCAAAAACCCTCTCGCATCTGGCCCTGTCATGAGATCTCTCCTCTTCGCTCTCCTCCTACCCGCGTGCGGCGGCTCGTTCTCGACTGCGCCCGAGGATCGCGTGACAGAACCGCGGTCGGATGCCGCAATCATGGCGGACGCGCCCACGCCGGCCCCCGACACAGCCCAGACAGACCACAACGCGCCCGACGCTTCTCTGGACTCCGCCCACGATTCCGCCGCAAAAGACCACGCTTCTCCTGTGGACGTTGTGGTTCCTCCGGACACAAGCATGGCGGACTGCGGCGAGCCGAAAACGGTTGAGTGCTCGGGTGGCGTCTTCGCGACACTTCCGGGAGAATACTGCCTCTACGAGAGTACCGAAGGGGTGGGGTTGACGCCCGACACGCCTCCCGAGTGCCTGTGCGACTTTACGTGCGCGTGCATCGTCGCTCATACCTCGTGCCCGAGTGGGATGATTTCGCTTGGATGCTCCACGCTGGGTGGGGCGCCCACGCTAGACTGTGAGGGTTCATGAGTCGAGGAAATCAAAGCCGCTTCGCGCTCATGCCGGGCACGCGAGGCTACAAGAAGAGCACCAAGGGGACGCTCGACAAGGCTGCGCGGGAGAAAGCGAAACTCGAGCTTTTAGGACAAGCGGCGCTCGATTGGGTGGCCAACGGAAACAATCCACTGTTTGCCGAAGGCGTCCTTGGCGCAGCTCGAGACTACGCCAAGGCTTGCAAAGGGTGATTCAATCTCAATGAAACACGTCTTCATGCGAGCAGGGGTGAGGGCCGCGGACTGGTACCTCGACACCGGAACCTGTTTCTTCTGCGAGGTGTCGGATCGGCTCTTCGTTGATGCCGCGAAGGGGCGACATGCGCCGCATTGTACGTTTTACAAGATGACGGACGAGCACCTCCGAGTCTTGGCCGACTCGGAACGAGAGAAAGAGCCAGGGAAATGACACTCTCGAATTTGCGCGCGGAGGTTCCTATGGTTGAAATCGAAGGCATCTATGATGGGGGCCGCGTAGATGGACGGAGCGCTGACGTGCTCGTCCGAGTCTCGCGAAAAGACATCGCCAAGCTTCAGATCGGAGACCGGGTGGCGATTCGGGTCGTGCCGAGGACGATCAAGAAACGGCGCAAGTGACATCCTCACTTATGCGCGCGGAGGTTCCAATGGCCGAACATCTAACATGCAGACACCCCGACCGAGACGAACCCCGCATCATGTGCGGCTATTCGCTGCCGTGTCCGTGGCACACCGTAATCATTCACGCTGACCGACAGCCGGTCACGGTGGAGATCCCTGTCACGTCAGACGCGATGAAGTCGCCCATGCGAGAACGGCTCGGCTCGATCGCGCGAGCGGTGACGCCGTTGCCACGGGCGAAGAAAAGCCGGCGAGTACGTACCTAATGTTGCGCGCGAGGCGATCATGACCATCGAGTCATGTGCAATATGTCATGTCGACCACCATGAGCCGAACGCCCCTAGGTGTAAGGCGGAGCCGGTGCAACCGCGCTTCTCGACATGTCCGGTGTGTCAACGAACCGACCGCCGGGCGGGAGTGATCTGGGGATGTCGCGAGTGCCAGTGGAGCCAGGGGATACGAGGATGACACAACCGTTTTTGCGCGCGAGGAATTTTCGATGAGAGCAACGTTCAGGCGAGAGCCATGCGAGACTGGTCTGCGAATCATTCAAGGTGTCCGCGGCTGGATTCTGAAAATCGACGGAGAGGACGTGGCGCACGTGTCTTCCCTGCATCCTAGGGACACGCGACGTGGGTGGTACTGGTACGGGTGTGGACGAAACACGGCCGACTCACCCGCCTCGACCGCCGAGGAAGCGAAAGCGGAGTGTCTGGCGCATTGCAAGAAACAGCTTGCGGCGAATACCTAGAAATGCGCGCTTTTCGTCGGAGCACGAGGTGAATCAGTGCGGACCGGGTTGTACCCAGTGAAGTACGCGAGGGGTTGGGTGGAGTCGGTCCACCGGCGGATCCCTGCGCTCACCGGGGCCATGTGGTGCCTCGGTCTCTGGGACGGCGACACCATGCGAGGGCTCGCCGTCGTCGGCAGACCTGGCGCGCGCATGCTCGACGTAGCAGCTCGGGAGAGGGTGGGGACCGTGGAAGTGATCCGCGTCGCCGTCATCGAAGGCACGCCGAACGGGTGCAGCATGCTCTACGGTGCGTGCGCTCGCGCGGGTCGTGCCATGGGCCTCGACGGGATGCTGACCTACATCCATAATGACGAGACCGGGGTGAGCCTGCGCGCGGCGGGGTGGCTCGCCGACAAGATGACGGACGGTGGGGAATGGTCCCGACCGTCGCGACAACGCCGCTTGGCGCTCGACAGCAAGCCCAAGGTCCGATGGTGGGCGGCATGGTCGGAAGCGGTGAGGAACGTGGAGCCGATTGCACCGCGGATCGCGGTCTAATCGTGCGCGCGAAGGAGGGCTATACGATGCCGATCTCATACACGACGGTCACCGCCAACATCGGAAGAGTCACATGGCACCAGCACGTGACGTGGGACGGGTACCTGGTGGTCTACTGCGCGTGGTTCACGGCGTGACCGTGCGCGCGAGCGGAGAGACCAAGGAGAGGTGATCGGCATGAGGCCTGACTGGATTTTTGATCCCCATCTGGTTGCTCCACCAAAGTCGAAGCTCCCCACCAAGCTGCTTAGTGAGCTCGCTCACCTCTTCGGCGTGGAGTCGGCGCATGCCAAAACTCTGCCAGAGGCCGATCGGCTGGCGACCATCTCCGAAGAGCTTTACCGTTCGGCTTCACGTCACCGAAGATGAGAACCTCCGTCTATACCGTCCTCCTGCGACCCTACCAAACCTCGAAAGGAATTCTCATGGCTGCGATCACCGAATCCGAAGAGCCGGAAAACGACAACGACGAGGAATCCGAGGACACGCTCATCGAAGAGTGGGAGTCCGAGAGCGAAGAAGTGCTCTACGAGCTCCACGAATTCGAGGGACAGGACCAGGTTCTCGTTATCGGAGGCCCCGAGGAGGGAGACGACGAAGACGAAGTCCAAACCGTGTGTATCGCGAGCGGACTCAAAGAGCTCGACGAGGCTATCGAAATTCTGACCGTCATCCGGGAGAAGATCGCGGAGAAGAAGAAGAGATGAGCAAGAGCTTGCAAACGGTCAAGACCTGTATTACAAGTGAGACCTTATGAACGACGTTCGCGACGCGATCGATTCGAAAGCTCGAGAGCTGCGGGAGGCGAAGGGTCCAGTCCCCCGCCGCGAGTTTCCAGACCTCGTGGCTCCAGAGTCTCCCGACAACCCGTACTTCTCTCATAGGGGGGATGAGACTCCCTTCCGAGTCCCCGCCGAGCTCTTCCCGGAGGACAAGGTCGATCCGACCGTGACCCCCGGAAAGGGGTATCCGGTCGAGAACACCCTTGCGGTCATGAGCCACGTTCGCTCGGTAACGAAAAAACGGAAGTGGCTGTATCTGATGGGAGCCGACCTCGACCCCAAGAAGATCCGAGACTTCTACAAACTCACCGAGACTGCTTGGGTCGACCAGCAAGGAGACACATGGGCGGTGTGGTCCGGCGGGGGGGACCCTGAATTTCCAGCGTTTGAGGATCCTGGCGGGCCAACCGCGCCTCCGGATGAGCGGGACCTTGAAAAGGTGGCCGTGCCTCCGACCGCCCTATCCGCCGCCGTCGAGCTCGACTCGCACGGCATGGCGATTTATCGAATGGCCAGGGATTTGGAACAGATGGGGCTTTCCTACTACCAGAAGCGGGCGGCTTTCGAACACCTCATGGCGCTATCCGACGAGCTCCACGCCGAAGCCTCACGCCTCGAGCTCGCCTCTCTTCGTTCACGACTCGACGAGGCTCGGAAAAAGTGAGCATCGTAGAGATACGAAGTCGATTCGATAGCAGCAAGATTCTCTGGTCCGGAGAGGCGGCGTCGGTAAAGGACGGCTTGCTAAAGGCCGTGGCCGCGCGCGCCAACCTCGCGGACGCCAACCTCGCGGGTGCCGACCTCGCGGGTGCCGACCTCGCGGACGCCAACCTCGCGGACGCCAACCTCGCGGGTGCCAGCCTCGCGGGTGCCTACCTCGCGGACGCCAACCTCGCGGGTGCCGACCTCGCGGGTGCCAGCCTCGCGGACGCCAACCTCGCGGGTGCCAGCCTCGCGGGTGCCGACCTCGCGGGCGCCGACCTCGCGGGCGCCGACCTCGCGGGTGCCGACCTCGCGGGTGCCAGCCTCGCGGACGCCAACCTCGCGGGTGCCAGCCTCGCGGGTGCCTACCTCGCGGGCGCCGACCTCGCGGGTGCCTACCTCGCGCGCGCCTACCT